AATTGGCCCATATTTTTATCAGTTATAACTCATAAAAATATGGTTTTTCGATGGTCTTATAAGTCGTATTTCCAAAAGATGCGGATTTCGTCTGTAAATATGCGAACCTCTTTTATCAGCATTGCGGCGACTTCATGGCGCTGTGCAATATCCATATAGGGCCACATATCCAGCGTGTCATACAGTTGTCGGGTGTTTTCGGGTGACGGTCTTTCCAGTATATGTTTTTGCAACGCAACCTCTATTTCATGGCGTTGTGTTTCTAATGCAGCGATTTTATCGTTGAGATAACCTATGACCGTTGCAGAGCCTTGAGCGATTGCGTTCACCAAGTTGTCAATCTGTTCATTGATTTTATTGATTTGTATTTTGTATTGTTGCTCCTTGATGTCGCACTCGGCAATCTGTTGTGCTTGTAGGTCGGAATGTCTTTGGATGTGTTGCATGATTTGGGTCTCAACCGCTTCTTCCACTTGTGCAATAGATACACGCGCATTATCATCACAAGTTCCGTAATTGGCATGTCCAGAGCATCGAAACTTTGGTACACCCTTTTTCATTACATCCGCTTTCATAGCTTTGCCGCAATAGCCGCATTTAATCAAACCAGTCAGCCATGAGTGTTTGCCTTGTCCTCCATTATATACCTGTGTGTTATTACTTAAACGGTTCTGACACAACAAGAATGTTTGCGCATCAACTAACCCTTCATGTAATCCGATAGATAATGTGAGGCTTTTTAGCTGGTCGAACTTACGCCGTTTGTGATCCCACTGCCCATACGTTACACAACCATTCACGCCTGCAAAGGCTTCAATCGGGTTGGTGATGTTGATGCCTGTTAAGCGATAGTAGTTATATATGTCTGCATTAGCCTTTACATATACGGGGTTGGACATGATGCGGCTAAGTTTGCAGGAGTCCCATGCTGCACCGCCCGGAGATGGCACACGCCGCTGATTGAGTTGCCTCGCCAATGCTCCTAATGATGTGCTTGTGTATGCGTATGCGTCAAAGATGCCGCGCAATATCTGCGTCGTTTCTGGGTCGCATACAAGTGAACTCACAGACTTACCTTGTAGGGCGACCTTGGTTTTGATAAACCCATAAGGTGCTGTGGAGTCGTATGCTCCGTTTGCCGAGCGCATATAATAATTATCCCTGACACGCAACTGTATAGTCTCACGTTCAAGTTGGGCAAAGACCATTATAATGCTCAACATGGCGTTGCCTATTGGGGTAGAGGTATCAAATTTCTCGCGTGTAGACTGGAACTCTACATTGTGTTGTTTGAATACCTCTATCATTTCTGCAAAGTCTAATAGCGACCTACTAAGCCTGTCCAGTTTATAGACCGTCACCTTATTGATTACGCCGGAGTGAATATCTTTCATCATTTCCTGAAACTGTGGACGATTTGTATTCTTTCCGCTAAATCCTTTGTCAATGTACACTTTTGTGGGTACATCTATACCCAATTCTTGTTTACAGAGTTCAATTTGTGTTTCGATAGATAAACTGTCCTTTTTATCTAACGATTGTCTGGCGTATACCGCGTTCATGTGTCCCTCCTAATTTACACAGTACACGTCATCGCTTGATTTAATTATAACCTGTGCTTGGGATAATTGCAAATCAATTTCAGTTAAAAGCTGATTGGCAATAATGGCTAAAGTGCTAAGATCGTCGGTCAGATTGGGGTAGATGTTCTTTATATCCATTTGTTCCTCACCTCATAAAACAATATATGCAAATAGGGAAGCTGTGTATGATAGCTTCCCTATTTTTTTTACTCTACTTGCCGCTACTGCCGAACCCGCCTCGGTCAGCATTACCGAGACTAATGACTGGTTCAAATTTGATTTCGCCAAACTCGGTCCGCATTGTATAGTTTAATCGGAACTGGCAAATGCGTGTACCCTTGGGAATGGTAATATCTCTGGTGGCGTAAGCGGGGAACTTCCAGATGTCGTTGTCGCCGCAATATGTGTTGTCGATCACGCCTATTGAGTTGGCCTGCAAAACACCATAATTCTTAAAGGTGCTGCTACGAGGTACAATATTAGCCTCTACCCCATCAGGTAACTGCATGGCAACACCCAGCGAGATGAGGGTGTACTCACCGGCTTGCAGAGTTACTGTTTCGGCTGTATAAAGGTCTATCCAGTCTGATTTCTTATCCCCGATATACCCCAATTCGGCGGGATAATCCTTAGTATAACGAATATGTATATTAGTTGATCGTTTCATTTAGTCTCCTGAAATAAATATGTTATGTCTATAAGTTCTGGGCCAAGCGGTGCGTGTTCTACACGATAAAACCGTTGATTAGTTGTAAGACTGTTTAATGCGCCCAAAGATTGCTGGTAGCTACCCATTTTCAAATAGTCAGTAAGAGGCAATATGTCTGCCATTTCAGACCAATTATCATTGCCTGCATATACACAAGTTTTTAGGTGATAAGTCTTCGCAATTTGCAACGCTTTACACAGCTCGTCGATATTCTGTGTGCCACCCATAAAGCACACACAGGTGATATAGGGCGCATACTGTTCGACAACATCTGCCAGTGATGCCAGCAATGGGACCCCTACGTCTTCCCACAGGTGTGGGGAGTGGCAACCCTCGCATTTAAAAGGGCAACCACTCACCTCAAAAGCCAAACTGACTTCATCGGGAACCTCTTGAAACACCACCGTATAAGAAGTGTATTTAAGCATTGCCGTAATACCTCTTAGCAGCCTCCTTTTGCCGAGCTTCGCTAAACTTTGATACGCGCTTTAGATAGCCTATAATGCGCGTTGCATAATCAATGTCTTCAGACCCGCACTTAGGACATTTTGTTAAAGTGTGTTTATCAATATAACCGCACTTATTGCAAATAGTGTTACGAACATTAAAGGTGAAGTAAGAACAACCTGTTTTGATGGCGTCTTGCATAATAATTTGATACTGCTTCTTGGTCAAATGCTCTTGCAGATTCACATGATTAGCGCTGCCGCCATCAAGATACTGTGTGAGCTTGTTGCCGTGCAGGATAAATTTATCTATGAGATTGACACCATCATCTTCGGGACGGAAAAAGTAGCTGTTATAACACTCGCGAGGAGAGAACAACCCGTCTGCCTTGTCCCATTTAGCATTTTTAACCCCAAGGTTTTCAGCAGGCACAAATTCGGTGTTAAACATCAGTTCATCTGTACGAGCTGCTTTATTCGCTTCAAAAATAGGTCTGAGTATCTTTTCGCCATACTCAAAATATTGTTCATTGGGCGTAATGTCTATGCCAAGAAACTCTGCGCCCTCAACGAATCCATTGATGCCTATGGTTAAGAATTGTTTTTCTAAAGAGATATAACCTGCATCGTACACAGGCAGCAATTTGGACTTAAAATTGTCCTTCATAATCTCATTGAATGCTATCAGGTAGTGGTGGCACTCATCTACAATCTGCCGTACTGCATCAGATATATCAATGCCGTCACGCACAGCCCACTGCACCAAGCGATTGATGTTGATGGTCATAACCCCCTTGGAGCCGGTTGCAATGCCCCCAGCACCTAACGTATAAGAAAATGTGTTGTCTTGCAGCTCGTTCCGTAAACGGCAATTATGGGTGATCATGCCATTGGGCAGCGTAAAATATGGCTCGTCTTGGTTCCTACATTCAAAGCAATACACAGAGTCATAATTGTTGGCTACACTGGTGATGTTTTGCACCTTAAAATAGATGCCGTTGTTGATTACTTTATATACGTCTGCCAATGTGCGCCGGTTTTGTGGCGTATACCAACGAACACACCACAACGGGTAGTTATGATTATATTCTTGTTCTCGGATAATGCATTTTTCATCTGTGCGATCTGACACATCAATCACAGTGCTGAGACCCAATGATGTACACAGAGCTTCCAAGTCTTGAACGAGGCGTTCAGACGTAGTATAAATACGGTTGCTATTGCCCCCGTCTGTTGCATATAGTCCGTCTAATATGCCTTTGCGGAAATCGTAAGATTGCGCGAAAATAGATGGGTTAAGCCCTTTTTCTGCGGCGTACTTACCCACTACATACTCCCGAATAAATGTGACCACTTCTTCTCCGCTAATACGTACAGGATATACATTATTGTAAGGTGTGCCTAATGTAAAGTCTCTGTCAATATCGCAATCAGATAAAGCCTTACGCATAGCGCCTATACAATTAGTATATTTGGCTTCATTTAAAGAGAAGTCAGTTGAGTAATAAATGGCATGATTTTTCGTCTCGTTTTGGCGAATACTCCCATCTCCCAAATACATACCAATCAGAAACCCTTGTTCGTAAGTAAGATGCAAGTCGCGTTCTTTGACTGCCATTAAAGGTCGAGTATTACAAAGAATGTAATCATCGGTAGTTAATTCGCTGACTGGCACATCTCCGCGCAAAGTGGGGAAGATATGATTGTCAGTTGCTTCAACAACTTTTTTGTTGGCTGTCTCTATGCGATACATAGGACGCACAGCCGGTAATGCGATAGTTTTTGCAGACACCCAACTGCCGTTATGGAACACTGTCAGATTTCTCTTATCAGCCCACTTGGTATCATGCAATTCTTTAATGGGTATTAAACGTTCACCGTCACTGGAACGAACAAGCACTTGAGTATCGGGAGCAAAACAACACGACGCGAGTGAGTCAACACTGCCACTACGATAAGTAAAGAAGCTATGCCCTTCAGCATACATTTCAGCGGCAAAATCTGCCCATTCTTGATCTACATAATTCACTCCGTCATCCAGCAGATTCATTGTCTCCACGGGAAAGGTCAAAACTTGTTTAGTACGTTCTTTATTAAACCACTTCATAAAATATTTCTGAAGCCAACTTACGCTCTCCCAACATGGAGTTGTACCATCAGGGAACACAAAATCTGTAAATATGCCATGGAAGTAGGGTTCGTCAAAGTAGGCAATATTCCAAAATCATTTATATTCTATAAGGCTCGCTACACCTTATACGTTCTCTTGTGAACTGCTATACATCACTGTATAGATTAGACCATATCACTATCCCTTAGAGGGATACTCCCCATTTCCATCACCAATCGCTTGTGATGTACTCGCTTGCGCGATGGTCGTTGAACCTTCCTCAATAGAGGCTTGGCTGCTGATTGTCTGTAACGAACGATGTTTAGCCTTATGACAATCCGCGCATAAAGTCACTAAATTATTAGCGTCAAGAAATCTCGCATCGTGGGTAATAATGGTATATAATTGGTTGACATCTTTTTGCTTGTCTAAATCAGTATGCTCACTTAATATATCTCTTATAATACAAGCCAGTGAGTATATATGATGTACGTGCAAATTGCTGTGCGCTCCACATTGCTGACAGGTGAAATTATCTCTTTGCCTAATGAGAGGAGATATATTATTTTGATAATATTCTCTAACCCTAAGATTTAAAGGCGTAATTCCACCCTTCCAATTATGATGCTGACTACCGCATTGCACACCGATTTTAGCTTCAGACGCGCCCCGAACAGGAATATTCATTCTTCGTAATGCTCTGTCTATAACGTGCGGAGCACAATTAAGCATCAGTCCAATTTGCTCTTTGGTTCTATGCTCAACAATATACCATTGATACAACGTCGAATAATCGGTAAGTTCGGGAGGGCGATCTTTTTGGTGATATGCAAAATGAGATGCGGCTAAATCACGTCGCGTTATACCCATTTTTTGCAAATGATTAAGTACGGAACGGTGGCTTGTGCCTAAGATGCGCCCTATTTCGGTGCTTGATTTCTTGTGTTCCAAATAAAGTTCTTGAATACGCCTATCGTCTTCTTCTGTTAAACGTCTGCCCATTTTCAGAGTTCCCAGCAATTAAAGGAGTTTGCATTATTCATTACTGAATAAAGGCGCATTGTAATACGCTTTGAAAATTCCTTGCCGCTGCGGGTTGATTAAGTGAATAGACCACCTGCTGAAACGCTGCGTCTATCCTGTCACAGATTGTCTTTGGTTTGATGCTATGAATCACAATATCATTAGAGTGTTTATAGTAATCTTCACCAAACTCTCGTCGCAGAAAATAATCCAGATAGGTCAAAAACTCAGGAGTGGAGACTGCTCCGGCAAATTGCGCGGCCACAGCAAACACAAGGTTTACAAAAGAGCCGCAGAAAGAATCCAAATTTTTAGGTGCTTCGCTTTGCCCACCCAATGGCACAAGACCATTAAAGAGAAAGGGGTAAAGTGTAATACTGACACAATAGACACTCAAGTTTGTCTCGTCGTGTTTGTACAATAGATGCGACTCCAATCTGTCGATATATCGCTCTGCCCATTCTTCACCGTACAATTCAGATAGCTTATTCATCATCAGCAATCGGTTGGTTCCAATGGCCTCTCTTTTGTATATTTCGCCAGAGAGAGTAGTGATATTTTTGCTCTCTACATTGGCATTAGAATCCACCTCACTGCCGGTTGAAGCATTACTGGCTGTTTTGTACTTGTCGATAAAGTCTATATATTTTTGATAACGATTCTTATATTCATCTACTGTCATATTCCTTCCTTTCTACTCATCACCCACTTAAAGGCTTCAGCATAAGTCATCGTTACTTGCAGAATCGGTGCAGACATAAACCCCATTCGTTTAATGGCATTCGCGTCAACCACCTTCTCGTAATTAACATTTTCTGCGGACAATTTATTAGCCAGAACATCGCATTGCGGGCATCCCTCCGTCCCATACATCACAACCTTCATTATTCAATCTCCTTCCATACTTCGTTGATATACGCCCGTGCCTCCGCTAATGTATTCACCCGCTTGATTAAATGCACGTCATCGTATTCGGCTCCGCGATTATTCCACGGCTGGTTCATACAAATGCGGTAAGCGTCATGCCTGACCAAGTTCGCAATACTGTCCTCAATGATGAAATCTCCCTTTACCCATTCTTTACGGGTGCAACATACGATATTAGCCGGATCGATAAATGGGAAGTAATGCTGCAACCAACCTACCCGCAGCTCAAACAGGTCTGGCGTAATGGCTGTGACAATGCGAATTTCATCACCGTCATACACCATATCTTGCAGAGTTTGGACAACCCCTTCTGCCGTGTGCAAGCTGCGCCAAAAATATTTGTTCTCCCATATCTGGCGTATTACAGCGGCATCATCAGGTGATAAACTATCTTCTATGTGATAAGTGGTTAGGCTATTATAGTCTAATGTTTTACCTGTGGATATGGTATAAGCGTCCAGTGTGTCTTTGATCAGTGTGTTCAGCACACCGTCCACATCTACTATTACTTGCGGTCTGCTCACTCTCTCACCTTCCCTGTTTTTATATATTCGTTAAGTTGCTGATATGTAGTCTCAAATACGTCATTGTAAAAGACCACATCTGCTAATTCATCCGCATCGGCAAACATCACATCGTCGTTTGCTATACGCGCTTGAATCATTTCTTCGGTGTCTCCACGAGCTGCCATGCGCCTCTCAGCGAGGAATTTCATACACTTGAGAAGCACCACCTTTACTTTCTTTTTGCCCTTGTATCGTTCTTTGAATGTCCGTATTCCGGCAGGGTCTATAACATAAATGTCACATTGCTCCACCTGCTCGGCAGTAGCAAAATAAAAGTTGCCGTCAAACATAGTTTCTGCAACACGATTAGGATATTGAGCTTTTAAATCGTCGATGTCTTTATATGAATCCGACGCTATAAAGATGTGGCCTTGTTCGTTAGGCACTCTTGGCGGTCGTGTCGTATAGCTGGACAACTGTTTATAGCCTTCACGGTCACATAAGGCTTGTGCCAGCGTAGTTTTGCCTACACCGCTACGCCCCATAATGAGATAAATCTTCTGTGCGTTAATCCTCCCCCTTTATGCTCCACTGTATAGCGCGAAAGCATAAATATGTCGCACTAAGTATAAAAATACAGCCGGATATAAACGACAACCACTCAACAATCTGCATCATTGCCCTCCGTAGTTAAAGCGTTATAGTCCTCTGCGCTGATTTCGATTACATTAGTGACGCGAATTATCGCCTCTTTACTAAGCTCATCAAATGTCTCCCGGAACAGCGATATAACGTGTTGCAAGGGGAATAGGGGTGAATACGAGCAGATATACGAAGCATCTGTACTTTCGTAACCGCTTTTAGAATCATAGACATAAAACTCAAAATACCAGTACCTCATTGCCTTTCCTTTCATTTAATTAGTCCCAACCCTGACAGCCACAATAATATGCGTCATAAGGCTTGTCTGGCTGATACTCAAAGAACGGGAGATTCCATGCGCTTGCAGTGCGGTGGTCGTTGCTATAAACGCAGTGCGCTTCCCGTCCTTCCAATCCAGCAGTGTCGTCATGCAATTCACTTTTTATCTCCCAGCACATACAAATCGGACACACAGGGTCTCCTATTTCATCTATGGCAGAAGATATATGTCCACAGGTCATTAAGTAATGGGTCATTAACTCTCCTTTCGATGTAGTCCAAACCATGCGTTATATACCGCATATCGCTTCAATATTGATGTGCTGGTGACATCGGGGTTATATGCCCGCAGGGTCATAAACAACGACCTCTCTCCAAATGGACACTTGCTCATTTCGGGGCATCCACAACGGTAAATGCAATTCGGCACAAGCACATCTGCCAGTTCCGGCTCTATCTGATGCAACGTAGCCTTGAAGTCCTCCGCATATTCACGGGTCTCAGGGCTGGCTTGGTAACACAGTCGTTTACGCATAGTGTCGATAAGAGCTTGAGCATTGGCTTCGCCAGTAAAGTCCACCGGTGCGTCTTGCGGTAGTTTAGTGCGGTCAATGCCGGTGCGGTCTGTGCGCTGAGTTCTGACAAACTTCTCCCACTTATGCCGAACCCAATGGACTGAAACCCATGAGGGCATTGCCAGCCACTTCCACTTCACAATGAGGTCGCGTATAGGGCTATGCTCTGCAATGAGGATAGCCCGCTTAAACTTTTCAGACGGTTCTTTCCCTAATCCTTCTTTGCCTACCGTGGCGCGGGCATCATTTACAACCTCTACCCAATCTCCTTTGACCTTTATGATTTCTGTCTTATCTTTCATCGGCCAGTTCCTCTAAAATGCCCATTGCTTCAGCAAATATAAAACTCATTGCCATGCCGTGAAGGTTGCCATGTACCCCCATATAACAGCCCACTATACGAATCAAAGACTTAGCTATGGAAATCCAGAAATGTCCTTTACTGTTCATTGTTGGTGCGTTTGACCTCTCTTTCCAGCAATAGTTTGACCGCCTTACATATCCACCAAATTAGGTTGTTCTGCCACATATCGCGGGTGGTTTGGGTGTGCATCATACCCTGCTCCATCGCTTCCGCGCACTCTATCATCTGTTCTCTTTTTGTCATACTTCAATTACAAAATCGTCCTCGCTGAGTAACACTTTAAGCACTTCGTTCTCGGTGCAAATATGTGTGTCTTTAATGATGTCCGCTAATGTGCTTGTTTCATCTGTGTTAATCCCATATACATCTATCTCGCCCGTAGTCCAAAAGGACACCACTGTGTATGCGTCAGCAATGAAATGCACACCAGCCGATGTGACCCAGCCGTAAGTGTCATGCCATAATGCGTTGAGTTGGTCTTTAGTGACCTCTGAAAATCTAACCATTACTTGTCCTCCTATCAGAAAAATTGTGTCTTTGCTTGCAGTTATATAGTGTGTTACAATGAGTGATGGCACTTTGCAATATGTGCATGATGACTTCTACGGTCCAGCCGTTACCGAGGCATTTATACGCTTGTGAGTCGCTTATGACACTCATATCATACCAATCGGGGACAGTTTGTAGTCGTTTACACTCATTAACAGACAATTTGCGAATGATGTAGTACCCATCAGGCAAGTTAATAGGATACCAATCGCCATCCATTAGAATATACCCGTTGAAAACCGTATAAATTGGCCCAATGTAGTGTTCCTTATGCACCGGCACGGCGTATAAACCTGTTTTTGCTCCTACGCCACCGCCCTGACCGCATAGTGTTGTGGATTTACCGTCTGGCGAATAAACCCTATATTGTTTACTATCGTGGTCGGGGTTTTTGAGACTGTTTTCAATAGTGCCGATACGTACTGGTTCACAACAGACATTGTATGGGACCCCCTTGCTAACATTAGCTGTCAAACATACCGCCTTGTCGCGGGTAGCATCTTGATGGTGTGCAAAATCAAAATGGTTACGTCCATTTGAAGTTGCACGGACCATATAAAGCATTTCTTTGTCAGATAATGGCTTTAAGCGATAGGTTTTGTCGCCTTGTGCGCCATCCAAAATGTCTCGCAATGTGATACTCCTATCTGCTGGTAAAGCAATTCGCATACGGCTATATGAGCCATCTGTATTACGCTGGCCCACCCAATACAACCTGCGTCTATTTTGTGCGGATACCAATGCAGAATTGATCTCTATCGCCTCAAATCCAAACGCTTCATCAATAGCAGCTCGTATTGCCTTACTCATACTTTGATTGTTTTCATACAGAAAATATTTAGGCATGGCTTGTTGCACAGCCCGCACATATTGGCTAAATAGTTCTCAGCCCATACCGCTATTGGGTTGTGTTTCTCGATTATTCTTCTGGGCTATCGACCAATGTGTACACGGGCTACCGCCAATAAGCCAATCTATATTTTGATATTGAGTGAAATCAGCAGCAAACACGTCACCGCATTGTTCTGTGTGTGGAAAGTTGAGTTGCGTTACTGATATGGCATACTTATCTATTTCATAAGAAATGTAACGATCTACTTCTATACCGAGTTGTTTAAACGCAATTTGACCACAACTCATGCCATCGAAAAGACTGAGCACTGAAATTCCTATATTCAATTCACTTTACTTCTTATCTGAATTTATGAGTAGTTTGACAAGCACCGTTGTTAGATTGCATCAAAGTTAGAAGAAAACACATTGTATTGTGTTGGTTTACACCTCATTGCCCCAGCAGTCCCAGTCATCATGCGACTCACGAGCAAACAGCTCTATGCGCGGGGCGTAACTTACAATTTCTATCATTTCTCGCATTTGTATAGGTTTACGACTGTGTATTGTTTTCGGCTCATAGAATCCTGTCACACCTTGACAACGCTTATCGCCATCTATTTTGTACGGTAGACGCTTCTTTGTGGTAGCAAACAAACAATGCTCTGTTATTCCACGGTAATATTGACCAAGACCTACTTTGTCCTTCATCCATGTAATTGTGGTGATATATTCAAATCCCCACGCCTTGATACATTCAAACGCTGCCGGTAAATAGTTGTTGGTAGCCCATAGATACAAATGGCATCCTTCAGGGTCGGCCAGGTCGCTTACGGGCAATGCCATAATCTCCTTTACTGACATCAATGGGTAGTGACGGTCTGCACCGCGCTTGATTCTGCCGCCCCCCTGTTCAGGCCAAGGAGGGTCGATATAAATAGTCCTATATTTGCCTTGCGGAAAATTAACTACTGCTATAATTCAACACCGCCTTTGATTTGATATGTTGTTATCCACGGTTCTTTTGTGTCCAACAATTTGCACCACTTGCCATCAATCATCTGCGATTTAGGCTTCCAAGCAAATTGGCCTGTTCGTATAATTGCACCTCGATTAAATGGGTTGGCTTGGTAGGTGTTGGTGTATGTTTTGACTACTTGTATCTCGCCGGTTTCCAAACTGTATAATTTAATTTTCGGTGAATATTTCGTGCTTAAATCCAACACTAAGTAATGGCCTTTAAGCCGTGGGTCTTGATAAGTGATATAACCCTGATATTTAAGCTGTGTGGTTAATATTTGAGAGACTGGCAACGGCGATGTGGCAAGTTGTTGACACACCAAAGAGAACAATTTGTCATGGTCAAGAATCTTATATTTTTTAGCGGTTTCCTTGCTACATTGTTTCAACAAATCTTCTGCGAAGGGCAGTTTGTCTTTCTTGACCTCTTTAACGCTATAAACATTTTGGTATGCTGTCCATACATCCATCAAATATCCACTCTCACCGAACTCAGTAAAAAAGCCCAACGCTATCAATGTTTCAAATTGAGTTTTATTGATCGCTGTATGTTCTCGTTGTTTGATTACATCTATAAAAGTATCAGCACATATCGACTGCAACCCCGTGGCTACTATATCACCGAAGCCGCTAAGAGTAGTAATGCCCAAATACACGATACCATCACGGCACGTTGTATCAGCCTGAATACGCCGCCAGTTGTCAAACGTCAAGGTCAATCCCATACGCTTGGCTTCCGTGATGGCTATGACAATATCTTTTAACGACCCCTTATAGGAATTGATATATGCCGTCATACATTCAGCGGGATAATGTACCTTCAGATACATGGTAATATATGCCGTCAAAGCGTAAGCATAAGCATGGGCTTTATTGAAAGAGTATTTGGCGAAGTCCAGTATGTCAGTCCACAGTCGATCTACTTGTTCTTGCGACCAGCCACGTTGCATTAAGCCGTTTTTCATCTCCGGCTCAATTTTAGCCATCAACTGAGGTTTCTTCTTTGCCGTAGCTTTACGTAATTCATCGGGGTTGTTCAACCCCGCCAAACGTCCTATATCAATAAGCTGCTCTTGGAACACGATAATGCCGTAGGTGGGTTGAAGGATGGATTGTAAATCTGGATGAATGTATGTGACCTGTTCCTCGCCATGTTTGCGCCGCACGTAATTAGATATATACTGCATTGCACCGGGGCGATATAACGCATTAGCTACGCCCAAATCATCAATGTTGTCGCATTGCATATCGCGCAAGACGCCACGCATACCAGTAGACGAAAACTGAAATATCAATTCTGTGTGGCCCTGCTTAAACTCGTTCCACACCGCAGCATCATGTAGGTCGATATTACGAGGCGAAATGTCCTCATACGACTTACCAATCATGTCCAGCACATCCCACATCACATCCACTGTGCGTAGTCCTAAGAAGTCAACCTTAACCAACCCCAAATCGTCAGCGGTGTGCATATCTCCTTGTAATACCCATGCGTCTGCATTTTCCGAATATTCCAAGGCATTGTAGTAATCGGCTGGTTGTGTACTGATCAAACGCCCACAAGGGTGGATGCCGAACGACTTGGGCAAACCTGCAATGTGTTGTGCATAATCCAATAATTCGGGATACTGGTCTTTGTAACAGTCCAATAGTCCTAATTCAATGACCTCTTTGATGCTTTCGTCACCTATACGCGAGGTCATTTCATTAGTCACCTCAAAGGGGATGCCCAACACTCTGCCAATATCTTTAATTGCGCCCTTAGCCCATAAATACCCAAACTGCCCCAGACAGGCTACATTGCCTTCACCGTACTTGCCGATAATATATTGCATGATATGCTCACGTTCCAGTTTGCCAAAATCGCTATCCACATCAGGGATTTTGAGTTCAGCCTTGGTGATAGAACCATTAGCCAGCAAATCTAATGCTCCTACATCAATAAAACGCTCGAAATATAAGCCATATTGGATAGGGTCTATGTCTACTATGTTCATCAAATAGGCCAGCAGGGAACCACCTGCGGAACCACGGGCAATGCCACGTCGTTTGGCGTGGGACAAGTAATCATCCACCAGCAGGTAGTAACCTTCAAACCCCATTTTTTCAACAGCGTTCATCTCATATAACGCACGCTGTTTGTACGTTTGTTGCACATCAGCAGGTAGCTTATCGAGACCCTTGGCCTTGTAACCATCATTGCATAGCTTTTTCATGTATGCAATTTCGGTTTTATAGGGAGCAGGCACTTTATTGTGCGGGATAATGGGCGCAGACAACGGATATTCAGCCGTGCATTTGTCTGCGATTTCCTGTGTGGCAGCAATAGCCTGAGTGTTATATGCCTGTGTGCTTTCGCATATTCGCAATACATCAGCTTCGCTTTGTACGTAGCAGTCTTGATATGTTTCGCCTACATCCCGCTTTTGATTGATTTGGATAAAAATGGTGTGATACTTTTGGTCTGCCGGAGTCAAATAATGGCAATCGCAAGTGACCACATATTGTATGCCCAATTCATTGGCAATGTCCACCAGTTGAGCATTATAGCGTTGTTGCTCAGGATTGCTGTGGGACTGATACTCAATATAATAATCGTCGCCAAACAGGAATTTATATTTATAGGCTATTTGCTTGGCCTGCAAGAGACTGCCTGCTTGCAGAGCGCGTGTCAACTCCCCTGCCATGCAAGCGGACAGGCAAATTAAACCTTCGTGGTGTTGCGTAAGCAAATCAAAGTCAATACGCGGCTTGCCTTTATATTTGTGGCGCGTAGAATCACTGACTATCTTTTGTAGATTCAGCCTGCCGGTTTCATTCTTAGCTAACAGGATAAGGTGATATGCCTGTCCTGTCTCAAACCGATTCTCGCAAATATAACATTCACAACCAATGATTAACTTCTTGCCATGCTGCTTTAACATTTTGTACAGTTCACAACAACCATACATATTGCCATGATCGGTGATGGCTACTGTATCCATACCCAATTCATCCAACTTGGTAATTAAATCATCCAGTTGAATAGTGCTGTCTAATAGGCTGTACTTAGTGTGTAGGTGTAGATGAACCATATTATTCACTCAAGCACTTGTTACAATGGCTACATAATTGCTTACAGAAGAAAGACTTCTGCGGATTTTCGCCCATCTCCCAAGTATCAATGTCATCCGGGTCTCTGGCGTCTATCTCCGTAATGATATTGTTGACCCAATCATAAAGTTCCTGTCGGCACGTTGCGGTGTACTCCATCGGCACAAACCCCTCGGTGTACTCGGTGTCTATTTTTAATTCATTGCGCGGTTTAAGGGTTTTACCCACTTGGGCGTATTTCATCATATCGTAGCGAATGATGATTTGATCATCCGGGTAATAACGAGATAGTGCTTCCGCATAAATGAATAACTGCATTTTTTTATGCTCAAGGTCAGCGGCAGAAAATTTACTGCTGGTCTTATAGTCGGTAATAGTAATCACACCATCTTCCCTGCACCACTTATCAATAAAACCCCAAATAACAGCGCCGCCGATTTCCACTGCAAACACATCTTCAATATGCTGATTGGCGGCTTGCGATGCTTCGTGGAATTGCAGATAATGTAATACGCAGTTGATATAGGTTTCCTGTGATTTAGGTGTTATCCACGTCAGACCCAGCATATCAGCGTTTTCTACTTCTTCCTTAAATCGCTCAACCGCCTTTTCATTGGTCGTATGGCCTTGGTCTATCGCTTCCGCAAGATCGTGTGCTACGCTGCCAAGATAGGTGTATACGGATTCGCCACCACGTATACCTTTAATGTATGTCCAATAGTAATTGCGAGGGCAACTTGTAAAGGTGTCTAACTTAGAATATGAAAACAACTGTGACAATCAATCACCCCATTCTATTTCAGTTTTGATAATTTGTTCTAAACGCTCTACACCTAAATCAGTAGGTGATGCTTTATCAGGGTCGTGATATTTACGCCAATCCCACCAGCCAATCTGTATGTCTAACAGCCGCGTATAACTCATTAGTTTGCGTGCATTAAGCTCTGTAACGGTCCAATCCAGCCCCACGTCCGGCAGTAGCACTATGCGCTTTGGCAATAACTCCACCATGAGTTTGCATTGTTTGTCGCTCACACGATTGCCGCCTAAACCGACAAAATTGTAATACCCATAACCCCACGCTTGCATCACCGCCTTTTCGCTCTCACAAATATAAATGGTGTCATTTACCAGATGCCGATAGTTATGGGCAAAACCATACAAGGTTTCACTGCATCGACATGGCGTGAGATACAGATACTTCGGCTCGTCATCTGCTATGTCCCAATTAGCACGACCCTTAACACCCATCAATTCGCCTGAGCTGCTGTATATTGGTATAACAATGCGTTGAGAGTCAGGGTCGTAGCGAATATCAAACTCGTTTTGGGCTAAAATAGAAATATTGTCATCAAGAAAACGTTTAGCGAATATTTTTGGATACGAGTTCAAAATGGCGGCATCATATATCTGCGGAGGTGCAGATGAACTGCGTTTACGAGTGAGCTTATCAAACGCCCCCGCAAATATACTACTACGTTGGCTAATGCCGTAATCATCAATATTCAGTTCTCGCTTGATAAAAGAGATTACAGAGCGGAAATTAGTGTCCTTGGCGCGGATTATAAAGGAGAATAACTCGCCGGAATAAGCATCCGAAAAATCATTGACATATAAATATGGGTTGTCATCTAAGCGTATGCGAATAGATGTTTTGTTGCGGTAGTCATCATGCCCGCATCGTATCTCATTTCCGCGATTCTCGATGTGAGAAAACCCGAAATGTGATAATGTGCGTTCAATAACCGTTGGATGCGTGAGAAGCATCTCTCTAACTTCTTGGAGAATGTCACATCACCATCCCCCTTATATCGTTCCATGCTTGGGACGGCAGAGACAAGATTCCGAGAAACAACAATACTGGCCTCGGAATTTGAGCATATACGCAACTCCATCACCAGCAGAATCCTGGCCGTTACGGTTTTTATCCACAAAGAGGACGCGCCACACTGCCGTAGGGTCACACTCAAATTCTTCTTCTACCCACTTGCCGTTCTTCTGCACCCGACGAAATGGGCGAATATAAACCTTCTTATTATCGGGGTCAAGTTCCTCTTGGTACACAGAACGCATGAGCATCAAAGTTTCACAAGTTTCTTTGACCTGCTTGCTCATGGACAATGTAGAAGCATCTAACCACAATCGGCCCTGCATAGCGATACTAAGCTGCATAGATGCCAGCATGATAATATTAAACCGCTTTGCCAGTTTATCAAATTCTCGACTATCTTTAATCAGCCGCACCCACTCTTTGTCATCTTTGGTGTCAGAGAAATCGCACTTCATTGTGTCATATAGTACAGTGTCGAACCCAAAACGCAACACATATTCGCGGATTTTCTTCTTTACAAAAGTCATATCCGCATCAGGAATAGCAATAAATTTGAGTTTTCCTTTATAGGTTTTATCCCAATAATCCTGCACAACCTTAATCATGCGCTTATCTTCCTCGGAAATGTTGCCGTTCAACATATCTTTACGAGTAATCTTCATGTAGTGGAACCGTTTGTACAACAACCACACAATAACTGCCACCTTAAACACTTTGCATTTTTGCTCATTGCTGATAATCAAGACTTTGCGGCCCCGATACAGTAAGCCCATGATAATTGTAATCCAAATGGAACTTTTGCCGACAGAGCTAAAGCCACCAAGAATGTTGAATGTGCCGTCCATAAAACCGTTTAGCTGGTTGGAGAGGAACGGCAAGCATCGCACTTCCTCTCCGTTAATGTCGTCATCAAACCTGTCAAATGGCACGCCCGTTTCTAATCCGGCGCAACAGTCTTCAATGAACTGATCGTCAAACTCTATATCTTCCTCCTCAAGAGCCTTAGACGAATAGCCAGTTCCAAATGTACTGAGGCGAGATTCGTACCACTCCAACACGCCTTCGCTATCCAGTTTTTTAAACAACTCATACGGCACAATCGTTTTGCCGCTGTCAGTAATTGGCGAGATAACATTGAACCCGTTGTCATAAAGTTTAAGAACGATGTTGGCCTTATACAACGAATCCAAGAGTGCATCCCAATTCTTTGCGTTGACCACTTCGACCAGATTGTGCAGAGTCTCGTAGCCGCCTCGCTCGTTGAACCCGGTTTCCATAGTATCGGTAATGTTGGATAAGACCGATAATTCATCTAAGACTGCAATACCCTGCGCTCGTATGTGTTTGAGCAATGCAAAATAATATGTGCCGTCCTGTGTAATGAAATCATTCACCGTCAAGCCACACTCGTCTAATAAGAGCAAATCTTTGGCAATGCAGGCAATTACAGAACCCTCAATGGTCTGTCTGCCTTCCAGCAGTTCTTTAGGATATTTTTCACATCCGCTGATAAACTTGCCCATAATGCACTCCTATTCTATTGTTGCAAAACCTTGCCGTTTTTTGGACGCTTGGTAGTGATGGTTGGAAAACTCAAATTCTGTGGCCTTATCAGGTATTACCTTTTGTTTAAGTATAAAGCTGGCCATATTGTTCCGTATGATTGCCATAAAGTATCTAATCTGCGCATATTCGGACACAAAATCCTTGGCCATGGATTTGCTCAAGTATGCTTTATTTTCTGTAATGTACTGAGACAACAGAGGGTAGTCATATTTAATGGCTACCTCCTGCATTTCTTTGTACAAAATTGAATTAGTAACATTGTATCCAAAGACCTCATTAACAAGCTGGTATAATCTATCCTTGTTGTCTGAAACCTTCTTTTTTGCTTGTTGCCAATCAGTAAATTCGGCTAAATTACAGTAATATTGATTGACTTTGCCAGTAACCACCTTGTAGGCGGTGGCTCGGTCTATTTTAGCTCCGCAGGCTCGGCACTTGACTAACATCAGTCAAGCATCCCGTTGATTTTCTGAAGCACCTCAACTGCTATGTCTTCGCCCAGAGACTCGTGACCGTGCTCTTGTAAGGTGTGCTTAATCGCCAGCTTCGTGTCACGAGAAGCCGCCTTAAAGCGATTAAGTATGTTCTGTTTCAGGACCTCCACATCTATTTCATCGGTCTTCACAGGTTCAGGCGCACCCGATACTTCAATGGGCGTAGGAGCGACTACATACTCTGACTTGGACTGCTCCATGCCGTGCTCGATGGTGGCAATAAACTTTTTAGCCATGTTGGGTTCGTCAAACACCAGATACTCCGGCACAGCACCAGCGGCAAAACGTCCTCCGGCATCTATTAGATTAGTGCCACGGAAGTACAGCTTGCGAATTGCATCAGTAGCGTGCCGTCTGGTCTTCTTCTGACCGCCGATGTCTATTTCTTCTTCTTCCAGTTCGCGGTCAATGATGCCGGTCAGCGTCATGTCAAAAATGTCGCCAAGTATGGCCTCATAGTTGGCCACCAGATTAGAAGTGAGCTGCATATAACCATCGGTCATATCGCCCTTCTGCTTAATGTTCTTATACTTAGTGTGCGCAATGGCCCACAACGTAAAACCAGCCTTATCAAGATCGCTCATATAATTCTTAACCATGCTGGCGGTTTCTTCAACACCACGATTATAGCCACCGTATGCTGCCTTAATGGAAGTACAGAGCTTGGCGGGTTTTTCCTCAACATTGTACTTGCGAATAACTTCTGCCTCAAAAATGGGGAACAGTTCATCGCAGGTATCAAAGCCTATAATCTCAATATGATGTTCACTGCCCTTGGTAGTGATTAGCCACTGCTTGAGTTCCATAAATTCTTTATAGGTATCAACGTGAACACGATTCAAATTGTCCAGCAGTTTATCGCCACGTTCTTTGCCAATGGAAATCAGCAGACCATACGAAGGGTCATTGTATTTTTCCATGATAACGTCGCGGAACAGAGTAGATTTACCAAACTTTTTGATTGTGCGTATATATATTGACAGGTCTCTAATATCAGTAGAAATGCTATTGATGTTGGGCTTACAAAACGCCATTTAAATCCTCCTTAAATTATAATATCGTCCTCATCGTCGGTAAACAGTTCATTCGCCAGTGCTTCAGTGTCTACCTTATTCAGAGGAGGCAGTACAAAATCTTCTTCGTGATAGGCAGTCAACCTTGCGCCACTCAGCCAGCCACGAGCAAAGCCGGTGATAACAAATTCACGTATGCGGTCTCCGTAGACCTGCTTGCCGCGATCACGCACCAGCTCATCCATCGTCACAGCGCCAATCATCAGCAGTTCCTTTTCATTGTCACTGAGCATATCTTCCGTCAGTTCCAGTCGCTCGGCCCCGTCTACGCACTCCACCTTAACCGCTAATTCCTTGCAAATGTTGCCATCAACAGGATTGATGGTGAAATTCTTTTTGAGCAGTTCCGCATAAGCCTTGCTCTTAGCGTCTGTACCAACCGGCAGAGTCAGCATAATGGGGCAAGGAATCTTCTGCTTGCGCTGAGAGTCATAATCAAAAGTATATCCGTTGATGTAATACTTACCCTTTTCCTCCACACTGCCGTCATCAACTGCATTTTGACCAAAGTTTAGGGTGATGACTGCCTCGGTGTCGTACTCGGCATCTGCCGCCGCACGCATAATGCGAGTAACTTCATAATGCTGATAGAACTTACCCTCATACTCAGTCATCACCAGATTGCCAGATACCCTGCACTTCAGATTTTTTACCGCCTCATTGTTCAGCAGTTTATATACAAAAGCGGCAAAGTCCCATTCGGATAAGAACTCATGCCGCTTGGCTTTACTCTTTTCCAGTGCCGCTTGAGCAGCTTCCAGACTGTCCACTTTGGCTTCAGCTAAGGTCTCATCGGTTACTTCGCCGTTCTCCACAATACGCTGAAGCAATTTACGCTTGCCCATTTCTTCAAGGTCAACAATGAATTTGCGGAAAGGTGCTACTTGGTCGATGTTACTCTGCAAAGTACGATCTTTCCACGGTATTTCAATCGGTTCGCCCTTAACACGCTTGCCTGCGTCATCAACTGTGCCAGGGGCGGATGTTTTAATTGTGCCATGACCATCTTCCCAACTACCGCCTTTGATTTCACACATGATGCGGTTTGTACCGGCAACGGCGTTAAACTTGAGAGTGCGGTTAATCCAGCCGCTATTAAACTTCTTTTCCTCGTAGGGTTTAAACTTATCGGTCTCTTTACCAAGTGCAATGTTGGCAATAAAGCTAAAAGTGTTCAATCAAATACCTCCTGTTAAAAATTGAAAGGGTTCCCGAAAAAGGATATGAGGTTCAACAGACCATCGTTATCAGGGTAGTCTTTATTGTATTGGCGACGTAGCTCATACGCTTTCTTATTAGCCTCCTCTACTTCTGCCCAGCGTTTTGCCCGCTCATCACCCAGCCGTTTACGTTCAGCTTTCTCATTCTTGTCCTTTTCTTCTGCTTTCAGACATTCTTTTTCACTGTCAAACATCTGATGCAGAACCTCCGAGTAGTAATAGTGTTTCATTGCCTAATCCTTTCTGTATTTATTTACAATTTTTAATCCTCGCAACATACAGCACACAACAATTTGTATAAATCTTCTAATGTGTGCAAGGGTATTGGAGTGCCGTCGTCCCATGTTGCTTGCAGCTCAGTATTACGACCCCAATCTTTTTCAAAAATAAAATATTCAATCCATTTGTCCGTGTCATGCATGACGCGCATTAGCATATCAACAGCAACATGAGCGCAACCGCCTTGCGACCAATCCCACACCCAGAGACCGCACGCATTAACGGCGTCAAGCCTATCAAACCATGCTTTAATTTCAAGCATGACTTCTTCAAACTCTTTATAAGTTAGCAATATTCACTTTTCCTTTCTGGGCAAAAAAAATATAAATTAGAAGTGCAACGAACAGATACACTATATCATTTTCTTGGGATCGTGGATAGGGGTCTACCCGATACTCACCACACCGTTGGTGTCTATATCGCAGTCAAAAGTAAACATGTTGACCTCATATATATCGTCATCTTCATCATACGTCATATCAGAGGGCGCAAGAAACGTCCAGATAGATACTGGCGCATCAGCGGGGAATTGGCCGAGAATGGCCATAAGCTCATAAACTTTCATTCTACCTCCATCATATAGTCGTCAAGATTACCTTCAGAATCCAACCATTTCAACAGCATAGTACATTTGGTGTTTGCCACGCCTTCCATACACACCAGGCTACATGGGCAATATTCGCACATATTAGTACAATCAGTGATGAACTTCACCATTTCTTGCTTGTTCAGGGATATAATTTGCTCGTATCTGGTCATGTTACCTCCTCGTTAAAAGTCACTGCAAAAAACCATTTGTTTGCAACACGGGCATCTACACTGTACACTGATGCCATCATGTATATAGGCTATTTGTGAACACATCTCATATTCCGATGAATCGGCTTCAAACTCACAGCCGCACGATGGACAAATGAATCGCTTAACTTTTTTATCAATTATACCCGCTCTAAGTATTTTCATTAGCCAAATCCTCCCAATCAATTTTCTGTCCACACATATCACAATATTGTTGATACTCGTAGTCTCCCGGTGTTGTACGAGGAGCGCGAATATAACTTCCACAAACCGGGCAACCACAGTGCATGAAGGGTTCATACATAAATACAAGAGGCTTCATTGGAATGGTTCGCATTATAGCTTTAGCGACTGTCGGAATATCCTCGGCACTAATAGTACATTCTCTTCCTATGATTTCATTACTCCATAAGTGTTTACACATTTCTTCTTTATTCATTTACGCCCTTCGTCAGTTGCCTTTTTAGTGCGACAACCTTCTTAAACCTCGCTTATATCATCATTGATCGTTGCCGCAATCGCCATAAGCAACGGAGTACCAACAAGCAACGTTGTCACCCCCCATACTATATTTTCAGTGAGTATACCTACGAATATCGGGCTAAGCAGTGCTACGATGTATAGCACGATAACGAATATATAAAGGGCTATATCACGAAATTTTTCCGCTACATTTTCCAAAAAGTATTTACACTCTAACATTTAATGTCTCCCTATCACATCGTGTGAGATTTATTGCACACAGATAATGCAATTCCTTTTGCTCGTAATTGGTCCGAATATCATTAGCCAAATAATATACGGGACAATTTTCACACTCGTGAGATTCACAATACTGTATAGCTTCTGTTACAGTCATACATTCTCTTGCAACGCATCCATCTGAGCTTGCAGTTCTTGCATCCTATATCGACCGATAGCTGCCTTCATTTTTTGATGGAACTTATCGTATCCAGTGCGGAAGTCGTAATAAAACCTCAACCCATTCTCCAAGGAAAATACATACTCGTTGTTCATATCGCACCAATCTATCGGATCATAGCTTTTGACCCATATTAAAAAGTCTTGCCACACTTCATTTGGCTCTTGCTCGTAAGCGTCTTGCGAATCAGCAAAATTCAAACGTCCTATACCGCCGCAATTAAAACAAATATACCATTTAGCTATCTCAGGCTGTGCGTTTGTTGTTGTATTCACTAAATGCCACTGGTGGTCAAAATAGAAATTGAAATCCATAGGACATTTATTAAACTTCACCTGTCCTGTGCTTACTGTTAAATCTATCCACGGAACATGACACTCTACCGCCACAGTTAATAGTTGTATGGTCTGTTGAACATTCCGATACCCATACTTTTGGTACAATGTGTCTGAGTCCTTTAGTATTTGACGCGCCGTTTGCAAATCCTTCTGCAATTCATTCATTATTTACCCCACTTCCCTTCTTTAGTCTGCTGTTGAATATCTGGTATTGCCGGGTTATTTGGTACTCGTGCGCTATACACTTGGTTCTGTTGTTTAGCTACAATCTTCCGCGAATCTCCTTTAATCTGTGCTAATTTAGATGCCAAAGTGTTTTGCGTCTGAGTAAAATCATACAACCCTTTTAAAACTTCGTTTTCTTCTTTAGCCTGTCGCCTGCGGATTCTGGCCTCACGTAATGACTTATAACACGCATACCCATCACGAGCATTCTTCGGATTGGACAATTCTATGTCATGCAGAATGTCTTGAATTTCATCATTGGCTTCTTTGTATATATCCTCATTCAATCTATACCGTTGTTGCACATCAGTAAGAATACTGAGAATAGCGTCAATATTACGTTCCGCTAAATTCTCCACAAGGGCCATCACCTACCTTTCAATTTTTTTTACTGGTGCTCAAGGCGGGATTTGAACCCGCAAGGCTTTTGCCGACAGATTTTAAGTCTGTTGTGTATGCCGTTCCACCACTTGAGCGTGATGCCCGTCTTTCCGAGCTGCCACAAGTCTGTTCCCTGTTGCCAACTCTATTAAGGGGAGTTCAATGCGGTTGCCCGCTGGCTGAGGTGGCAGGATTTGAACCTGCGTGTGTCAGAGTCAAAGTCTGATGCCTTTACCACTTGGCGACACCTCAATGCAATGGGCGGTTTGCACCGCCCTAAATTGTTGTTTAATATTGCATATACTACGATATGCGTGAAAGCGGTGAGCATGGCCCGCCCACGACGCAACCGACACCCGAATGTCGTCTAAACTCATTCGACCCGCCGCTAACCATCGAGCGAATTTCTTTAATTTGCGCCGCATAGTTGTCACTGATATTGGACTAAGTTTTCGCCACACACCGCCATGTTTGTTTAAAACATACAACCCCTTTAAGAAATTCACACCGTTACTCAGCTTGGCAATCTGCGTCTTTTTAGGGTTTAACTTAATTCCCAACTTATCACATTCGGCTTGCAACTGATATAAACACAAAGTTAAATACTGCTTACTTGGATGAATCATATACCCATCATCCATATATCGCGCATAATATTTGATGCCCAACTTTTCTTTCACAAAATGGTCGATACGATTAGGGAGTGCTAAGGCACATATCTGTGAGACTTGACTGCCCAGCCCTAATCCTTGATCACCAAATTGTTTGATAAAATATTCGGTTTGCCGGAGCACATCTTGATCTGTGATACAACGGCGTAACTCCTGAAATACCGCCGCATGATTGGCAGAGTCAAAGTATTTAGAAAAGTCAAACGTGAGTACATAACCTTCATTTGTACCATACTTATTATAGTATTGATGTAAATGTTTGACAAGGCGTTGCATCGAAAAGTCAATTCCCTTGCCTTTGAGAGATGCCCCGTTATCGTAAATGAAGGTACTACTAAGAAGTGGTATCAAAGCATAATCGCACAGACAACGTTGAATTACCCCTTCCGAAATATGAACACTGCGGATATGTCGCGGTTTGCCGCGTTCAATCAAATCAAATTCTACAAACCCCTTACTGCGATATGTTCCGTTTAATAGGCGTTGCCTATCGCAGTAGATATTGTCCAGCGCATTAGCCTTATACTCCTGCACGCTGCACTTCCAGCCTACGCCCTTGCGCGACGCCTTCCATGCTTTGTATAAGTGCTCCATTGAGAAAATCTCATTAAAGTTACCGACAGCCGCATTGCGCTTGGCGCGTTGTGCTTCTCGGTATTGTTTGCGGCGTTGATACCGCAGTTCATGCCGTTCTTCACTTGTCATAAAAATCCTTCGTATGGCTATAACGTGTTGCAGCCACATAGTTGCGACCATGAAAACAGAGAGAGCACGTATCATCTGTCCATGCAAGCAGCGTCCGGTCGCTTTCATCAAAGAATCACATTTACCCTTACAGGAAGGTCTTAGGCTCCTTCTATTTGTTGTACTGAGTTCGCTTCTAAAAGAAGTTAATACGTCGGACATGAAATGGAATCCCAGCGCCACGCCAATCGAGTAATTGGCATTATCATTGTTCGCGCTCCCAGATGTGTTGACCATACAGAAGTTGTTGGAGTTATTGACATTCGCGGAGCGTAGCCAAACATTACAAGCGGAGCAAATGCTATACAGCCTAAAACCTAAACACAATTATGAGGAAGTCTTGTCAGCTTTTAGTTTAAGGAAACGCGCTTTGTCGGTTTTCTTAACACCTTGAATCAATTCCATTTCCTTGTGGATCATAGCTATCCATGCTTCTTCGGCGTTTAAAGAGATAATGCAATCTTCGTAAGCTAAAGTAATTTCGTCATACAGATTTTGCAGACATTGATACGCCTTGTTCAAATAACGTGTGCGCTCATCAAGCTGGGTTTGGTTGTTCACATATACGCCATTAGCGGCACGCACATAATTGCAGCAATGCGCCGCTAATTCGTTGATTCTGGCCCCGCCATAAAATGTGCGACGTTTAGGAAATTTTAACGCCTTAGCACGGCTATACCGCCACAAATCCATGGCAGTATCTAAAAACTGTACATTACTTTTCTTACGTTTGCTTGCATATACTGACATTGTTTGTTCCTTTCATATTTTCGCCTGCCGTTGCTTCCCCTAACGGGGAAGTCAACGGGGGATTAAGGCGCTTTGCAAGCGCCTATTTTCGATTAAATACAGAAGCCCAGCGCCACGCCAATCGAGTAAACGGCATTATCACTGCTCGCGCCCCCAGATGTGTCGACCATACAGAAGCAGTTGGAGATATCGACATCCGCGGAGCGTAGCCAAACATTACAAGCGGAGCCGTTCTGTGTAAAGACGTTACTACTCCGAGTGTACTTTACGCCCTCTTGCGTGCCAGAGTAAGAAGTTACACCCAGAATTTCATACTCAGACCCCAACCACAGCTTGTCTGATGTAGAATTTGCGCCCTTATTATTAACCTTATTAACAGCCTTAATGCCATTCGTTGCCTTTAATTCTGCGGGCAACAAATTGAGATATGAAGGTACAGTCGTAGAACGCATCCGAGACGCACCCCAGCCACCCTCATTTGTGCTGCCGGTATTCATCTGAGCACTGGCAGAAAAGCACTGCTTCATAAAGAAGGTCGCCGCAGCTTTACCGCCTGTGCCGCCACCATCAGTACGAGCATCGGTACGTACACCGCATAATTCAACCGCAACAGTTTCAGAACCAAACGTCACATTCTTGGCCACTTTAAGTGTAAACCCATTGAAATTCGTTATCAATTCACCGCTATTACATATAGAAATGATTTGTTCCCACGTCAACGCCGAGAACGGACTATTGGTACTGAATATCTGCCACACACCCGCCACTCCAATATAGGCGTTGCAATACACCCATGTTGAACCGTTATACTGCATTGTGAGTCCGGGAGTCAGAGTTAAATTTTGTTCACCGGCCACATTAAGCTGATAGCCGCCACCATCTACTGTATGCACCCACAAATCGCCATTAACGGGTTCAGCGGGCTTTACATAAGAAAAATAAATCGTTTCAGGTGTAGTAGCAGTTAATACTACTACCTGACCATCAACGACTGCACTGGGGAGTAAAGAAGCTATCTGTATATCAAAGGATACCCCCCCCCCCGATTTTTTGTTACATACCATATTAAATAACATGAAATTTTTTAATCCTCCTTTATTTGTTCAAACGCCACAGTGACTGGCATACGCCAACCGGTCTGACTGGCATTTAATATAGCTGTTATGAAATTCTTGGCTAACATGTCTTGGACCGCAGGCTGATTAAGCTCCGCTCTAATCATAGCCGAAAAGGCTGCTTGATTATTGTCAATCATTGTGGCTATTTCCTTAGACACAGTATCTTTAATAGCATTAGTTGCCAACCACCGCAAATACGGTTGCGCCCGATATGAACTTGGAGAACATGGTTCGCCTCTTTCATCTACCGAGCTGGCGACAACCGCCCGCACAGCTTTACGCACTAAGTCGGTTTTATCGCCCAACGCATCAGCGATTGCTATGCACACAGCGTCGCTTACATTCTTTTCTATCAGAGCCTTGTCTATTTCAATGCCCATACTCAGTTTTTCAGTTGCCATTCCTCATCACCTCCTTTTAAAACAAATAATCGTTTATCCATGACTCTATCCACAAACGCGCATCCTCCTTCTCCATGAAAAAATGAATACCGGTAGAACATTCGTTCCATCTGTTTGTATCATAATCGTCAACTTGAAGTGTTTGCCCAATTGTATACATAAAAGCATAATTATATGTACTATGGATCGGCACTGCATCGGGAAGCTGTTGACCATTAGACAAGGTGTAAGCATCTAATACTATCGCCTTATTGCATCGGCATTTTCGAGTAGTTGCGCTACTTCTGTACGCATCGGCTGGAATTTCAAGTGTGACCAATACGGGGCATATATACAGATCTGGATCATAGCACCATGCCCCCTTGTACCCAATAAAGCTGCCGTTCATGGGACATTGAGGACGATAATAAAGCGTCTTATCATTAACAATCGCAGTCTCTAAGCCACAGCAAAGAATAAATTTGCAAGTATACAAATTCGCATGGCACAAATTTACTTCTTGCAAATCACAGTGTACAAAGCTAACACACCTCGCTAATGTACATCCTGTGAACACCGCCTTAGTGAAATTACACGCTACAAAATCACACTTGATAAAAACACAATCAATGAATTGCACATAACGCAAATCTTGATGGGAGGCGTTTATCTTGTTTATCACACAATTCCGCAATACTAATTGCTGGCCTTGACCGTTCTGCTCTATCCACAACCGATGCTGGCGCACACACTCTTCAAATTGAGCGACATCTATTACGACCATATATTCTCTCCTTACGCTACTAAAGTACACACCTTATCCTTAACGTGCAAAGCAAGCGGAACGAGTTCGCCAATCATTTCCTTTATATAATCATTATCACCAGCTTCAGCATTAAGATTTAAGGTTTTAGAATTAAGATAAGTTTCCAATTCGGATTTGGTCGTACACAAGAACTTTTTAAGCCCACCCATAGTATATGACGGCATAACAGGTTCGGCAAGGGGTGTCGGCTCTTGTTGCGCCAGTTCCCTTTCCAGCCGCTTGTTCTCGGCTCGAAGATTAGTCAATTCCCGCATTTGCTCAGAAGTCAAAGCATTGTCCTCCAACGCTTCTGTTTGCTCTAACAACTCTTGAATATACCCGTTAGCCTCATTGATCTTCTGTTGCGAATCCTGCAACTTGCACTTCAGATTATAATTTTCGCTGTTAGCCTTCTGGTAGTTCTCGTAAGCCCGTCTACAATCTTCTTGTAGTTTATCTATTTTGGCAACCAGTTCAGGATCACCCTTCTGTTTAAGCTCAGTAATACGGTCATCCAGTTCGTTATTCTTCGCCACAATCAAATTAAGCCTATTGGCAAGCGACGCATTAGTACCTTGCCATTGCTTTTCCTTTTGCTCCATTTCAACTTGCTGTTGCCGTATCTGACACAAATATTTGTCAGTGAGCTTGGCTGTGATACGCTCCTTCACCGGCAGAGCATTATAAAGCTGCTCCTGCTCGTCCTCTGATAGCTTGCCTATGATACGTGAAGCGACGCTGGCAGATACATTGCCGGAATCCAACAACTCCTGCCAATCTGGGATCAGATCGGACAAAGATTTGAATTGCCTATACGAAGCATAATCAATACCGGCAGCTTTGCAAGCCTCCTCTGCTGTCACAGGTTCACCCGAAGTTGTTACATTGTCACAACTTTTATGTTTACCACCTCCATCTACCTTATATATACGCCGCAGCTCATCCACCCGATGTACTGCCTTCAGCTCACTGCCGCCTATATTGCCTCTCTGCCGCACATTGGTTTCTATCAAATCCTTGATGACCCAATCTTCAGCACACCTACCATCGTGGTTGTCATAGTGCCTGACCTCGCCAAGTATGGTGACAATTCCCAATTCCCTGCAAGCCCGCACTCGCTGATGGCCGGACACAATGATTAAGTCCTGCGTAACCACAATAGGCTCAATAACCCCACTGGTTTTTATGCTTTCCTTAAATTCTTCCCATTTCTGTCCACTCATTTCATCAAAGAAATACTCGTTTTGCGGATGCACCTGCAATTTGCTAACTTGTAATGCCTGCATTATTGTTTCCTCCCACGATATTATTTTGTGATGTGTCTGTAATTATATCTTTATAGGATACTTTAGTCAACAAGTGATATGCTAAATAACCCCTTGACAAAACCCAACAACCTGATCTACCAGTGTTTTTCTGTATACAAATCTGTGATAGTGACGTGCAATGCCCGCGCAATAGCCACCAAAGTCGATAGTCGCGGGTCTTCCATATTGTTTTCGATACGTGTAATTGTAGACTGACTGACGCCTGACTTCTTCGCCAGCGCCGCTGTTGTGATATGACGCTCTGTGCGTATTTGCGCCAACCGACTTATTATCATAGGATGTAGTATGCGCTCATTACCGTTACTGAAAACTTATAAAAAGTGGTAAACTTTTATGTTTCATTCCTACTTCAACGTGTATGCTTTCGTACTATTGCAACAGATACTACTCACAAGTTATTGTACACTCCATAGGCGTAAATTCCTGACTAACGAATCAGTACACATCTGCATTAACTTGAATATGTTATGTTACAGATTTCACAGCATTTTCTCCATATCTTTTTAGATTTAAAGCAGCCTGATAATCTCTATCAATTACATTTCCGCATTTACATTTGTAAATACGGTCTGATAGCTTTAAATCTGTTTGAATAGTTCCACAGCAACTACATAATTTAGAACTTGGAAAGAATCTGTTAGCAATGATAACAGGGATATTATTCCACGTTGCTTTGTATCCAATTTGTTTTCTAAATTCATAAAAACATTGCTCTTGTACTGCTTTGGATAAATGCTTGTTTTTCATCATGCCACTTACATTCAAATCTTCAATGCAAATAAAGCTTGGTTCTCGCTTCACAATTTCAGATGTTGTTTGATGTAAATAGTTCTGACGAATATTCGTTAATCGGTGAGTGATTTTTAATAAAAGTTTTTCCTTTTTGATTACATTATTAGTTTTACAGTATTTTCCTTCCTTTTTATTTTGCTCATAAGAACGAGAGACTGAACGCTGTAATCTGCGTTTTTTCTTTTTTAATTTCTTAATTTCATTGCTTTTGTTGATGTTTTTATATTTGTTTCCATCTGAGCAAATTGCCAAATCTTTAATTCCTAAATCAATGCCAACTCCTTCGTTTTGTGGAGCAACAACAGGATCAGGACACTCAACTCCCACTGTAATCCACCAGTTCAAACCATCAAATTTGATACGTGGATTACTATATTTACAATTTATCGGAATCCGATTATGTTCAGCAAGACGAATCCAGTTTAATTGCTGTTTGTTTTTCTTTTTTGAAGCAGCAAACCCTTCCACTTTTACATGAGTTTCAGAAAACTGAATTTTTACATTATCTTGGTAAAAAGATGGTGTGGATTTTTTTCTACTTTTGAATTTAGGAAACTTTGCTAATCCTTTGAAAAATTTCTTATAAGCATCACAGGCGTCTTTTATGGCTTGCTTTGTGACGTTATTTGAAACATCGTTCAACCATTCATATTCCTGCGTTTGTTTCATTTTGGTAAATTCTTTTCGCAAATCAACATCAGATAAGAATTTACCACCACTTTTATAATTTGTTTGTTCTCGTCCTAAAGCCCAGTTATAAGCAAATCTTGCTGTATTCGCATACTGAAATAGTTTTGATCTTTGTCTATTGTTGGGGATTAACATGACCCGAATTATTTTTATCATTATCACCACCTCCATCTCTATGCTACACCCAGCGGCAATGCAAATGCGCATTAAAAAAGACCGGCAATGCCGATCTAATGTTGATTCCTTATGGATTTTACTTGCGTATGGGCTGGCCGTTTTCATCAAAGCGCTCAGGGAAGAACCTCTTATAACCTTCCAAGGTTAGATTCCACTTCGACATTGCAGGCCATTTGGGATTTTGAATGTCTTTGCGGAACTCTTTGTGTGCCTCGATAAACCCGATAAATGGATTGTGCGTATAGACACTCCAATTCTTGTCCCAACTCTGTTCACTCATTGGCATAAACCCGTCTGCCATTAACTCCCTATCGGCCATACCAGCAGCGTAGGCTTGCTGCAAACAATAGCTACATTTCAGGTCTTCTTGGAACTTTTCAGGAACCCAGCTAAAATCGTCGTCAGCAAACCGAGATAAATAAACCTGTTTCCGTATATGTGCCTCATAGACATCCTGACGGCGCAGCAATCCTCGGTGCTCTGCGTCCTGTACTTTTCTTTTTTGATCCTGTTTGGCTGAAACAGCGCCAGCGCCCAGCATAGCACCAGCCACCACACCCCTTATTACACGTTCGCCAGATGATTTGACCTTTGGATTGAGCATACAACCGCCTCCTTTACATTACCGTGTCTATTGAGTCTACAATTTCATCCACTGAATTATCAAGCGTGTCTATGTTTAGTAAGATGTCTTCCATGCTGTCTACTCGATCTTCCATTTCATAATATCTGTCTGATTCCTGCAAATTTTCTGGCATACAAAGCATACAATCTTCTTCTTCGCCCTTAGCGTCCTCTACAATGTCATACGCTATTTTAATAGATTCCTGTGCCTTGCGGAGTATAGCTTGTGCGTTTCTCAGATTTGCTCTGCGCTGATTATTCATAAAAATGCCGCCTTTCTTTTGATTTTACCACGAAGTACGAACAAAGTCGAGAAAATTTTGCGCTTGGGTTTTCGGTGCGTGCCACACACCTTTATTGTCCCCCATCTTAGGGTCGTAACCCACTGTATACAGCGCTCCGCTCTGGGTGCGTTCAAACCCACCCGCATCCCACGCTATAAGCAAATCGCCCTTCAATAACTGTGTGACCGTCCCCACATTATTATGCTGACCTTTGTGAATAACTCTATCTCCGAGCTGCATATACCCTCCTCTCTGGCAATCGAGTGTCCCGCACCCGTTTATTGCCATGCGTTTTTAGTTTGTTTTTGCCTATCTACTCATTCAATGAAAGAGGTTTCATTTTAGCCAACCAATCTATCGACTGCGATATGTTAAGTTCAATTTTCAGTGTCCAGTTATTCAAATTTGACCGTAGAATTAACATACGCGCCACAGGCCACCGTTGCACCTCTCAATAACGACAGTTCCGTACTCAGACATTTCAGGAGCGTCCTCATTTTCAACCCAAGCGAAAGCATAAAACTGTTTGACGTCGTATTCTGCCAGTGTATCGCCATCCTCGTCTGTGGCCAGCAGGTAGGTCGTAAGGCATATATCTGTGTACGGCAGAGGCGCAGGTGCAGGGGTCTCGTCCTCAGTTCTTTCAGATGCTTCGTCAGTGGAGGGTTCAATTTCAGATTCATTCCAGAAGCGGTATGTGCCTTGTATAATGTGCCACACAATGCTGCCATTCTGTTCCAGTTCGTTTATCTTGCGGCGCACATCATCGTCCAGCCGAAACATCGCTCCGCTACGAGCCTGATCGTTGTCCTGCACTGACATCCACACCATATCATTCGTGAACTCCTGTGAGTCCATATCGATCAACCTCATCTGCTTAATATATGCCAGAGCCTTTTCTTTATTTGTCATGTGATTCTCCTTTCTAAAAGAAAACACCGGCTATTTGCCAGTGTTATTTTGATTTCATTTTGGATTCCTTGTGGATTTGGGTTTGTTAGAATTTTTTATTTCTCACTCGTCTCCGTTAATTCTGCATCACCCAGACACGATAATCAGTCGCAGACATTACAACCCAGCCGCCGTCAACCTCAACTACTACTTCGTCACCACGGCAGTTTTCAAGCGCTTCTTCGTATGTATCATAATGTATCATTGTCATGTATCACTCACTCCTCTCGTTAATCAGCAATAATAATCGCAGCACCATCAAGCTCATATTCCTCGCCAACCGAGGCGAGGTCGGCCCAGTCCGCAACATCCGCAGCCGTGTCGTGGCTGTACCCGTGGTCGGTCAGGAAAGCGTATATGCTATCATGCGCCCATGTCTTAAACTGCGCCTGCGCCGAAGCGGTTTTGATGATGATCGTTCCGTACATTTCGTATTCCTCCTTACCCTCATGCCCTCTAAAGCGGGCGGATTATGGTAATTGTTCAACATTGGCCGCGACTTGCCATTCGTCCCACAATTTGGAACCCCACTGGCCGCACAACGACCAATCTCGATTGTCTATCCAATATTTTGCATCGGTATGAGTTTGTATAATCCATGTTATATAGCGCATCCCCTTTTCGGTGGGTTCGCGGGCCATCAACTCATCTATTTTTGCTTTGCGGATTGTAGTTGCCCACGCCACTTGTTTCGGCGACCCGCTCAATTCAGGCCAGCCCGCTGCTCTACTCTCCTGCGTCGCCTTCTCGTTGGCCGCCTCCCGCTCTGCCTGTTGACGGGCTTTGTAACATTCGGAGCACTCGTCATAATGCTCGGTCGCCCACTGCTCCCACTCATCGGCATCACGGCGATTCCGGCAAATTTTAGTTGCTGTGTAGACTTTTCCGCAAGTTTTGCAAGTACATTCCGCTGTTGCCTTTGCCATTTCTGTGTCCTCCTATGCTGCTATATGATAAACCGTTTTATTCTTCTATCCTGATTGCACTGGCGTTGTATTGTTGCTTGTACCAATCCGCATAGCGCATAATATTCAGCACGTCGTCCTTAGTTAGTAGCGATGCAAATTCCTTGGAAGATACAAAATCAAAACAATAATCACCTTGCTTACGATACCATATTTTCATTCCATCATCTATTCCATACGAATTCAGCAAACAAACATACATATTTTACCTCCTAACAAATCAAGTACATCCCCAATTCCTTAATCACGCCACGGTAGTACCACTTAGTATTTTCCTCAACGACCTCCGGCAGCGGCGCACCGTTCTGACAATGATGTCGCTGGAAGTTCTGGCATGGAGTGAAACATCTTTTCATTTGCGTGTATCCTCCTTTGACCATGTATTCCAATCTTCATACAATTCATTTTCTTTCTTCTCTTGTTCTGCTATTTTTTGCGCTTCTTCATCAGAAATCACGCCGCAACCTATAAGCGCACATAGAAAACTCAAAAATATCACACCATAACAACCCCCAAAAAACAGTATGCACGCTCTATCGTCTTCAGGGACAATAAAATATAACAACAATAAACCAGCACCAACAATCACAAAAAACTTCGCCCAACCCTTTAAATCTTGATCAGTGAATGGCTGTTTATCCACATTCTATTCCTCCTCATTAAATTCTTCTCGTAATGCTTCAGCAAACCCCCAATCATATTGATCAGCGGTTAATCCACAAATTTCGCACACTTCTTCTTTGTCTATACCAATATAACACAGGGTAATCGCTTCACTGCTATGCCCTAATTCCTTGCATAGCATGGACAACGCTCTATACCCACGCTCTCGACTAAGCGCATTAGCTTGTGTGTAAAATTGATATGCATACGTTTTCCTCAGTGTGTGCGAACCATACAGCCGTGTGTCCAACCCCAATCTCTGCGCTGCTGGACGAATAATATTATCATTCAGACTCTTACGCAATATGTGGCCGGTGCTATCTTGGCTCCAAAACAAATAGTCGTTTGAACCAATTTTTAAATCCTCAACGTATCCGGCCACCATATCTGCCAGTCTGCTATCCAATTTTATCTCTCTGCCTTTATTTGTTTTCTGCTCAATGATATATAGCGCATCGCGGGGAGAACCGTCAGCTTTGAAGAATTGGTTCGCCTTTAATTTTACCAAATCCCCAGCTCGAAGTCCAATGCTAATTCCCGTGCGGAACAACACCCCATTTCTATACGCTGTCTTTTTTCTCGGCGCGTTTAACAATGTTTGCTCAAACGCATTGATTTCCTCCAATGTTTTCAGCGGCACTTTAGTATGTTTACTTTTAGGCACATACCGTTGTTTGGTGGTGCGTGGCGTAGGTATCAAACCGAACCCGCACTGTCCGCAAAATTTGTGGTCGCCATCATTTTCATATCCGCACTGAGGGCAAATCAAAATCCTCGACGGCGTTACAATTCGTGGTTTGAACTCTAAAACAGCCATGCGTTTTTACCTCGTTTTTCCTGATTGTTTACTGTGTTTGAAAGACCTTTCTTTTTGGTCGTAGGATTTATCGTCTCAGATATGTTAAGTCCATTTTTGTGACACTGGGCACTGCAAAAACAGCGTAGAATTGATGTTACTCTGTCGGTGGTACATAGTTTCGCTTAATAGCGGCTTCAACCTCTGTATAGAAGTCAAACGAACTTAGCAGACATCGTGCAGCCTTGTCTACATCCTCATCTATTGCTTCCATTAAGCCATACAACTGTTCTTCTTCATCAATAACTATCTGCCCCTTGCCTTCAAGATAGCCCAGATAGTTAGCGACACTAATCAGATTTAATTCGCCCATTTTGAATGCCATCTCACATTTGCCTCCTTGCCTATTTTACCATATTACTCTTACCACACGCAGCACTTTTTCGAAACGTTTTCTGATTCCTTATGGATTTGGATGTGTAGCTGCCCACAAGCTAAACTCTGCCCACGTCATATTCGCCCAAACATTGTCAATTTGTACCGTGATTTCATTAGGGCCGCACTTCCGTACAGCTTCTTCCTGCGTGTTGTACTGTTTCATAGCTTATCCCTCCTTTTCTAAATTGCACCAGAAATCATCGTCCGTGAATACCATTCCATCATAATATTCAAACAGTGTTTCATCTGATATGCAATCCGGCGCTTCTGCCAAATCGTCCCAATATGCAGGCTCGTCCGATCCCTCCTTCATCACACAAATATAGCTCTGTTTAAGTTCATCTAATTCCTCACGAGTTAAGTCTTGAACAACACGAATCATTCTACTCTCTCCTTTCCATAACACTCAGGACATAGAATCAAATCCTCACTGTGCATCATCTTCCAATATGCGTTCGTCCCTATGGTCTCTATAAAGCATTTCGTACAAAACGTACCGCCGCACCGTTCGCAACCCCACAACTCCCCATGTATATCATCATGGTCATCCCACTCACCTTCAAATCCGCATATATCACAAACGTAAGTATCTGACTCCATTAGATACATACTTCCCCCTCCTCGATTGTGATTTTATACTCTTTGCCATTCTGCAAAGTGATATACACTGTGTTACGCTGGTCATCCCATATTGTGAATCCCTCACAATTTAACACTTCGTTAAAAGTGTCGTAATAACCTTCTGCCAACAGACTGTCTTCGCTCCAAAAGTCCTCATTTAACCCCCAAGCAATTGTATCGCGGATATGTTTTATCATTGTATTCCTCCTTCAGAAATTCTGGCATTAGTTTCCTTCTCGCACTTTGTTACAGCCGCCGCCAAGTCTTGCAACATCGCATATATATCTTCCGCATCCTCACACAATTCACGTACACTTGGTATGCCGCTGTCATGTTGACGTGCCTGCACCCACATCTCTATATGTTCGTCAATATCCCAAGTGGCAGCGTATTCCCTAATCTCATCCGTCAGACTGCGTTTATCAAACGTCATAGCTAAATCCTCACCAGCAGGAGACCACCTCTCTAATGTGATGTCATCACCGTAATCCGTCCACATCCACCCTAAATCCTCACACACTTCTCGTATCTTGTTTTCGATTGCCATGACAAACCCCTCTTTTCTATTAAATACAAAAACACCAAATCCAGTCGAGCATTTCACACATTTCCCATAATCCTAAATTTCACCATCAGTGACAACTTCGACATATCCATATAGCAAGACAGCATTCAGCTCACCCATATCAAGCTTGCGGTTGTTGTAATCTTCACGAAAATAACTTGCCGCATCTTTACCATACGGGTTTTGTACAACATCATAACCAAATGTATCGTCCTCAATTAACTGAGCGATAAGCTGTTTTAATTTTGTAACAGAAGTCGTTGCTGTAATTATGCGCATTGAGTCGGTCGTCTTCCAGATATCACAAGAGCAAACGATGTAAATCATTTTAACCCCTCTTTTTTTTATTTTAAATTTGCAGATATTTGCTGACATCCACATCAATAAGTTGCCCCAACGCACGCATAGCTGCCTTGAAAGAGTTGTACTCTGCGGAGGTATCGTATTCGGTTGCGGATGTCTCAAACACTGCCTCCGCCAGTATCCCTTTAAATCCATCACTGTCAAGGTCGTCTTCATCCCAGCCATACATAGAAATCAGTATCTCGCGTTCATCTTCATCGACATCTTCATTGAGATAGATGAATCCGTGAGCCACGCGGAACAAGTTGCAGCCGTACTGATTTACCTGCGCCAGTTCAAAAACCTTCTCACCCTTCTCGGGGGCTTCTCGGCGGAACTGAACGCAGTCTGGATCTGTACAGACCCAGCCCTGCCTTTTTTCCATTTTTAAACATCCTCCTTCCGCTTTTCATAGCAAGCTGGGCAAAGCAACGCACCGTCATCAAGTAGCATCCGCGTCCATGATGTTATTCCACATTTGTCTTTAAAACATTTCGAGCAGAATGTAGTATTGCACACGGGACAGACCCACATGCCGCCATGTATATCATCGAAATCGTCCCATACTTCTGTAAAACCGCAAAGGTCACACTCCCACAAATCAGAGTTTATTATACACCCCATTTTGAATCTCCTCTTTCTTTATAATGTTACCGTTTTCAACGGTTATTGGGTTTGCATCGAATGGGGTCATTTCCATAATCACATTTTCGTCCCGATCGATGACCCTGATAGATAAAATACGGTCTATTTCAAACGTCATTTTTCTTTACCCATTTACTAATTCGGCGGCGCGGGGTTTGCTTCCTTCAATAGGGAGCGCGTCCCACCACTTTTTACCGCCGCCCTCAATGCCAAACATTTTAATAAATACGTTAATATGTCGCATTGTTGTTGCAGAATAGCCACCCCATAGCCGGACAAATGCACCGCGCTTGTTAATCATGCAAACAAAAGTGTCATACGACTGCAAAATGACTTCGCCGTTCTCCTCAATAATATGTGCTTTCCCATAAAAGGATTTTGCACGGTCATAGCCTGTTGGAGTTAATGCATAAATTCGCATTGTGCTAACCCCCTATAATTTAAAATGATTTTTAACTCCTTTTTGAATTGAAAACCCCGCCCCTTGCGGGGCGGGGGATTAGCGATTAAAGATTAAATACAGAAGCCCAGCGCCACGCCACGCGAGAAACGGGCATTATCATAGTTCGCGCTCCCAGAGGTGTTGACCATACAGAAGAGGTTGGAGTTACCGACATTCGCGGAGCGTAGCCAAACACTACAAGCGGAGCCGTCCTCGTCATTTACGATTCTGTCCTTGCTTGTTGCGAATGCTTCATATCGCTGACCGTCCTCAGCCGGTGAATAAATGGCACTGCCAAACATTTCACTTTCAGAAAACAGCCATAGTTTGCGATACACAACTTTAATATGACCATCATACGTTACATATTTTTTCGCCACGTTACGCACATAAGGTAGTATGGATTCAGGAATCCAATTTTGGGGTGATTTCATAAGAGAGTTATCCAGTTCCGAAGCGGCAAATCCATCAGGACAAGGACCGGGATTTATGCGACTCTTTTTTATATGATCCACCTGTCTAAGCGTTATAGTGTTATACTTTCCGGTTAAAGCGTCTATATCGTGACCTATACCCACAATCTCAAATGTAAGGCCATCCACTACAATAGTGTCGTGTACATTATAGTGGTCTGCCGCTTCTCCTGCTTTAGAAATGCGGGACATTTTTGCTATTTCGTTTGCTATTTCGCCTTCAACAGGTTCAATAGGTGCTATGCCAAGTTGTCGCATCTGCTCGTCAGTCAACTCCGTTTTCTTCCCATTGATGCAAAGATAATTTTCAAACATAATTCAATTCCCTTCTAATTCCTTACAGATTTAATATTCACCCGGCCAAAGTTCACGAATATTCGGGTTCCAAGGTATGAACAGGTCATCAGAATAGTTTACTCTATCAGGTATAATCTCTGTCCCGTCCGGCAAGATTGTAACTCGTCGTGATGCACCTAAAGATTTGATTGCTTCATCCAAGGTTGCATATAGCATACTCTTTTTGTCCATGTAATATTGCCCATAGCTATACACCCATTCATCTATGCAGTCGATATGAAATTTGTTGTCCTCACCAAATGCCACTCTGAAATGCAACCCGTTTTCTACTGCGTAATTACGTATTTTACATCTTTCCATGCCCGTACTACCTCTCTCGCCCTCTGACCTGCACCGCCCAATATCAGCGACACAACAGCGTACCGCACTGCATCCTCACTCATTTCCTGAAGGAATCCGTTTTTACCGCAGCAGTTCCGCACATAACACTCAAAACTGTAATCATAGGTTTCAGGCTGTTCGGTTCGTAAGTCATAAAACTCCGTCCGCAGTTCTTGCTCAGTTATGATTTGTGCCGTCTCAGTGTCCATATATATTCTCATGTTATTCCCCCTCAGCGTCCTTCCACTCATTGTAACTTGCCCACACTGCGCCACCGAAACCAGCATCATTTTCCCACGCTTCAAACAATTCAGGTTCCATGGCATATTCCCCCGCACAATCCTCAGCATACTGACAAATAGCCTCAAACAAATCCTTTATGCTATAACCATGCGCCATCATCCATTCAAGTTGATACTTCTCATACGCCGTCATTGACGATTCCTCCCAAATATCATTAACGTATAACGGTTGGCCGGGGAGGACATCAATAGACTGATGCACTTCTGACAGCTCACATATATCACTGTAATCGCCGCCCCAATCAATTTCGATGTCTCCGCTATCTTCGCCAACACGTTTAAAACTATAGTCGTCCGCATCGTCACAGCAATTATCGATGAACCGTACTGAAGGAAGTGTATGGTCCCACTTGACCCTATCCCAATAGAAGGTGACATAGTTATTGTGATCGACAATCTGTGCTTCCGCTATCAATGAATGTGCATCACTTTCATTCTCTTTTGCTTCCCTTATCAATTCCAAAGCGTCCGCTTTTTTAAGCGTTAATGAAACTTCACTATAATAACTCATAATTTAATCCCCCTCCCAATTTGTTAATGACACCAACTCATCAAAATTCAAGTATTCCAATTCAGCAGCCGTCAAATCGCCCAGCGAATCGTATGTCCGCGTCCGAAACAGTTCGCCACTTAAATAGCATTTCATTTCGCAATGCACGAGGTCAACGACAATCTGAATAGGGATTTCTTCGTCAGAAGTGCAGGTGTAAGCAATATTGATGTACGTCAAATCACTGAAATCACCCTCGCAGTTATATTCTTTCAGACAAAAATCAGTGATAAGCTTCTTGGCGTGTTCGAGAATATATCTGTCTATGCCTTTATTGATCTCATTCATATACTGCTGCACTATGTTCTGATAACCTGCGTCCGCGATCTGGTTGGCCGACACTCCAAACGTGCCACACAATGCTGCTACAATGTCGGTATTGCTCCAATCATTCTCTCTGCAATAAGTGACCGCCGCCTTTATAAACCGTGTAGTGTTATTGTCATATCTGTCCATTGGCGCTTAATCCTCCCAACACTGTTTGATAAAATTTTCATAACCGGCGTCGATAAAATCATTTTTGTCCATACCAAAAGTGTTTGTTAGCACATCTATAATTTCATCATCGTTCCACACTCCCACACAGTAGTCGATGACAGCTTCAATTAACCTCGCAGTTGATGTATCTGTATTCATTTCCTATTCCTCCTTGATTGGACGTAAGGCTACTCTGATAAAAGACCCGTACTCCGTATTCGGATTCCATCTCAATCGCCAATATTGAATAAATTCTGAAGAAATATATGTGTTGTGTATCATATCGTCACGAACACCCCAAGTGTTTACACCGTTTTCACGAAAACACAGCACCTTATCATATTTTTCTGCCGTTTGTACGGCATTGTCATAATCAGACAAGTTGTAAAATATGTCACTGGCATACCGTTCACATATTCGACCAGCACGTTCTACCATTTTGCTCATAATATCAGAAACATTTTTTGAATTTGTCGTCACTGTCCAATTATCATCAGCACTATACGAGCGAATTTCATAATTCATTACGATTCCTCCTCGATTTTGTTTTTGTCATACCTTATTGGCATTATCATGCACTGTACCGTCCAAGAGGTTTCATCCTCGACAACGAATAATGGAGATAACCAATTTGCACCTTTAAAAAAATGTACGTTCTTGCCCATAATATCTATGGCCTGCTTGACATACCTTGCGTTATACATACTGTTGTCAACCATCACATAAGGAATTGTTTTACCTGATACCTCGCCTGTTTTACACTCTTTAATCTTGATGCAGTACAGATGTGGCGCATCACATATCGTGTAATCGTACAAGTCTGCATCTCGCTTCAACTTACTTGCCAAATAGAATGGCGTTTCTTCTCTGAACGGGATTCCTTCGGGAAGTGATGACACGTTAAAGCCCATAGACTCACTAACCGCAGAAAATGTGCCATCAGCATCGCGAAAAATATAGTTGAGAGACGGTTTTCCATTCATTTGTATTTTGCTCGCCCACTCATACAGCTTTTTATAATTCATTTCAATGCCTCCACTGACAATGCGTTCCATGCAAGCCAGCCCAACTCCGACATTAACACTCGTACTTTTTCTACAAATGTTGTTATAGCCTGTCGTTTTTCATCCGAATATGCGCCCCAATAAAATGACGGAACTCCGTTCTCATACGCATAATTCCACACCACAAACGGAGCAGGATCATTTTTTATGCCAGACCGCACACCTATTGCAACCCCATTATTACCAATTTCATGGAAAAACTGAATTGTATAATCTGCGTTCACATAACCCTTATACATTGTTGGATTCCTCCTTAACTTACTTTATATGTCGGTATCGACCTCATTCCGTTATATCCCCATAGCACCACGTCTTCAGGTTGCACGCCTGCCTCTGCCGCTATTTCCTTACGGGCATCATCATATACATAGAAGGTGTACCCGCTTATTGCTTCAGCGCAATCTGGCACGGTTTCCTCATCATGTATCATCCATTCCTCACCCATATTGAAATATTCTATTTCCAAATCACGAATTGCATCATCATTGTACAAATCCACCGGATAGTAGAAATAGTTCCAGTCGCTCTGACAGCACCCCCGCAAACAACGATAATCATACTCTTTGCCCATTACCAATGTTAAGCCTGCACAAATTGCCGCCTGTTCATTACGAGTGCGATTTCGGCCATCATATAAATCACACACTGCTTTCCATTTTTCAATTTCTTCGGCAGTATAAGCATTTCGTCCTACTGGTGGCACGTAATCCAAAAGCATTTCCTGCTCAGTTGTATACCAGTTATCTTCACCTACGTCCGTTAAATCCATTTCATCCAACGCTGTCAGTACCTTGTCGAACTCATCGAAAGTGTATCCTTGCAACTGCTCGTCGCCATATATGGCGGCCTTGTCTGTGATCATCTGTTCAGCTCCCCACAAATCCCATGGGCTTTCCTGCCACTCATAAGGTATCTGCCGTGCGTACACTTTACAATTTGAATCCATTTTCGATTCCTCCTTAAACGCAAATATAGTCCAACGTTTCTACATCGAAGTAAGCGTATGTACGGCGAGGCCCCATAGGATGATTCCTCTGCAACTTGCTTAACACATAACAAGTGTGCTTTTCGCCGCTCCAATCCTTAATCGTTGCCTGGCCTTTCAGCAACCGCATGGTGCTAAATGACTCCCCGAAAAACTTGAGGGTGTCTCTGTCGAAGTAATGCCCATCGGGATGTGTGCGCTGATACGCATTAACAAGGCTATACACATCATAGATATTTGATTTCATTATCATTATCCTCCAATCGTATCAAATTCATTATTGTCATTTATATAGAGCTTGTATGTGTCCACCATCTGATTGGCTTGTATATCGTAGACGAGAAACAATATCGGACAAATTTGTGTTGTGAGCTTTTCAGATGTGTAGTTATCTTGATACCACATACACTGTGCAGTTTGAAAATCATCTATTTCCATATTAGAATCACACCCGCATATTTCGTACCTTCCCATAGCATCATAGATAACCACCATATACCGTGGTTGTATCTTCATACTTCTTCCTCCTGTTCTTCCTTCCATGTTGACAGTTCCTCGTAATCTTCGTCCCGTGAATTTTTAAATGCACGCCGCAGATAATCATGCCCACCGTCAACAGCGCAAGCACCGCACGAGCAGAACACATAATCATGTCTATAGCGGGACTCAATTACATCTCCGCAGTGTTTGCAACGTATTGCGTTATATAAAACTGTTTTCATTTTGGATTCCTCCTTCAAATTGTATAAATTTGTGGGTCGCTTGTAGCTGCCACTCTTGCCACAGTTACGAGCGACAGTCCGAAAAACTCACAAGCCTTTTCTTTTGCTTCAGATGCCGTATTCGCAATTATAAGAATTGATTGCCCACCATAAGTTAAATACGCCACATAAAGATGCCTACCAATGGTACGGTAAGCCTGCTCCATCATCATTTCCAAACTCCTCCTTCAAATTCAGATTCTTCCTCAGTTAGATAAGCTATCCACGCTTGTATACAAGTGCGGGTGACGTCACACGTTGGAGGGCTGACAGGACAGAGTGTACAATCTATGTACTGGCTTACCCATTCTGCCAACTCTGCCTCGGTCATGTTCCGTAGCCTTTCATAATTAGTCATACTGTCATCCTCCTCTATACCACATACTCTGCGTCAACGCCGCACCACATCGTACCGAAATGCGTCACACCCAGCACATACAAACCAAGCGGTTCGCACCAGAAAACGATTTCATCTGTATGGTGCATTAAGATCTCTGCTGTCTGGTTATCAATAAGGTAATACTGATAAATGTCAACAGCTTCTTCGCTTTCATAGCCATCGTTTGCTTCAACTTCGTTTCCTTCCGCATCGTAATAATGCCACAACTCACCATTTTCGAGGTTGTCATACAATTCATCGTCCACTTCCACAATATCGTTGCACAGTAGCAACGAACTGTTGGGAAAGAACAACTGTGAATACACGCAACGTATAGATGTTCCTGCGTCAATACTATACCCCTCTACCTTTTCCCGCGTATGTTTATCTCTATGCCACGGACTGTTGTCCATCCATGTTTTTGTATAGAGCCTTCCTTCCTCGTTCTTATAAATATCATCCCACAAAACAAACTTATCCATTTTCAAATCCTCCTTGATTTAGATTTTGACGTATAAAAAGAACGGCCTATTGTGCCGTTCGCATCTTACTGTATTGTTATCCTACACGCTTTGCGTTTGCCTGTGAAGGGGTCGCCCTCCTTGCCAATTCCCTATCCATATACGATACCATAGCCCGCCTTGCGCCCTGAACACCTGTAAATATCAACTATTAAGCAAGCACAACGCACAACTGGTAAACATAACCATGTACAGCATGGCTACCCCAACCGCAACGCAGCACCACCATGCAAAACTGCCGCAGCGCACACGCTTCCTACCTATTCGCAAATCCATTTTCGATTCCTCCCCCATTTCAGTTTATGGTCCATTCCTGCCCGTACTTTTCTTTGTGCCGCCTTGCGTACTCATCACAAAACGCCTGCGCCGTACACGGGGCCATTTCCGCATGAATTTCCTCACGCAGCTCATCATCCATATAGTTGACCGCCGTGTGCATAAGCACGTCCTCGCCATGCACCGTTACAAGTTCAAATTCGATTTCCATTTTTACCTCCCTTTTGCCCTATTTCATCAAGGATTCAAGCACATTTCATTTACAGGGGTATAACTATACCCTAAAGCTATTTCATTTTCGTTTTTACCTTACCATTGTCTGCAAAACGCACGTCAGCGCCACACACAACGCATACGCCCGTTTTGCAAGCGCACAATGGCTCCCGTATAGCGGTTTTCGTAGTACAGCGCATTTCCTTCCTTGCGCAGAAACGTATACCCGCTGGCCCGCAAAACGTCAATGCGATCTCGTTTGCTTTTCCATTTCATTTGCGATTCCTCTCCGGTTCCGTTTTAGTCCGCGAACCTTGCGCCGAAAAAGAAATAGGTGTTGCGTCTATTGACTTGCACTGGTTCGCACACAATTAGCGACACGCGATAACGCAGCACAAGGCGTTCCCATTCCTTTTCGGTGTACAATTCATTTCCTACCAGCGCCAGATCGAACGCACGGGTGGTGCGATTGAGCAAGCGGGCGTTGTCATATTCCGGCTTCACACGGTAATACAGCATTTCCATTTCCTCCTAAATCGCCATTTTGTAGGTTACGCCTTTAGCCTCTTGCGAAAGCGTTTCCAATTCCTTCCAGATGCGGGCATACTCGGCCTGTGCGATGGGATTATCAGCGCCCCCCGGCACATCGCTCCACGCGGCGGCATGGTTCATAAGTTCCTCGCGCAATTCCGCAAGGCGGGATTTAATGGTGTAAATGTTCTGCATGATTTTCAATTCCTTTCTGTTTTTTATTTACATATTGGGGTAAAAAAAAAAGAATCCTTGCGGATTCTAAAGTTGATTTTACTTTTTCATTTTATCTATAACATTTGTAATTTTTTCAAATGCCGAACGAATTTCTTCCAATTTTGTAACATAATCCTTGCTATATAAATCAAAATCGGGGTTATCCCATGTTATGGGTTCGGAAGCAATTTGAATTTCCCCATGAACGATAGCCTTGCAAAACTGACTAATATTAGCGCAACCGTATAATTCATAAATTTCTTCCATACGGCGTCCTTCAGCGGGTGTAAGGACGATGGCTTTTTGCCATTTATATTGATTTGCGTTAGATTGCTTCTTTTCCATATCTGAAATCCTTCCGATTTATTTCCTAAAGTATATCATACTTTATCGAACAAATCAAAACCAAAACCGATTCAGTAAGCAATTAGTAAGCGGATACACCGCCGCAACACTACCGCCGCGGGAAGGCTTGCTTATGGTAGCACAAAGGGGCAACCGCCCCTTTACTTCGTTTCTGCGGCCTTAGCTTTTGCGGCCTGCTTTGCTGTCGCGTCTTTAGCCTTGCCCGCTTCTTTGGCCTGCTTTGCTTCGGCCTTCTTCGCGGCCTTCTGCGCTTCGTCACGCGCCTTGCGTTCGGCCCGCACTTCCGCCCGTGTCTTTATGTTTTTGCCGTCGTCAACAACAGTGCGCTCAAACTGCTTGCGGAATGCTGCGTCACTTGTCGTGCTGAAACGGTTCTCTACATGGAAGATATTGCCGCCTTCTTCGTCCTGCATGATATTCCCGGCTTCGTCATAAGTGAGATATTCGCCCTTGCGATAGGTTCCAACATGGGGAAGGAACGCCGCAAGATTTTCACGCCTTGCCTTGAAGTCTTGCCCTAACAAGTCCAGATACTCTTGAAATGCGGCCACAAACGGCGTGACGAGGGCTTCCATGCGCTCATAATCTTGTTCTTTAGCGGCCTTTGCGTACAAGAATACTACATCTTGTACATGCTGCACACGCTGGCGGTATAACGCCCATGCTTCTTTATCGTTGCCGACAGCGGATTTGTCCAGCGCTGCGCTTGCGTGACGGTTGGCCTTTGTGGCCGCGTAAAGGTTCTCGAACAGAGAAGCGCGAACGTCAAAAGTGGCTTTTGCAGTCTCAAGACGGAATGAAGAAACGTGATACATAGTAGTCATATTATTGTCTTTCTGTCCTTTAGGCGGACTGGCCTTATTTTTTATGGTAGGCGGCTTTTATAAAAGGATAAACCGCCATGAACCTTGACATACTCACATTATGCCCCTTGTATACATTGTTCGACCCGCTCGACCGTGTTGCGCTATATATCATTCTCATATAGTCACGGCGGCAACACTCAAACCCCTGGTCCGCTATAGTATACAAGCGTTATATCATTGTCAAGGTACATGAAATAAACGTGTCGGCAGCCTATGAGGGCTGACTTTGTGTGGGCGGTATGGGCTGTCTGTCAGGACTGCCGTTATTGTGTGCCGCCCGTGTGGCTGTTGTTGTTTGGTATGGTTATACTATATCACCGTTATATGGTTATGTCAACACTTTTGACTATTGTGTATACTTATATCGTATAGCGGTATTGCATGATTTTATACCATTGCTATAAATGAAGGTTATATCATGGCAATATGGAGGAATTTTTTTTGTGTGTGGGATTATAGTTATAATCCAAAGATTATGGCTATGAGCATAATTTCCGTCTTTGCTCTGGCGTATCCTATGCCCCCTATATATTATATTGTCCGTGTCGCGGCGTAGCCGCTCCCGCTCCCCCCGTGTCCCGCCTTAAAGCCCGCCTATATGCAGTATAGGCGGGGTTTACCGTGCGGGGGGCGGTTTTAACCGTGCGGAGCAGGCCACCGGCTCGAAAACCCTGTAGTACATTCCCTCACCAGCCCCGCCAAAATCCCCAGCCCGCCTTGTTTTTTGCACTGCCCAGCCATTCCGCTTCCCCTTCCCGTTCGCCTTTACCACCCCCATCCCTCCGGGGGTATAACCCATCGCCCCTTACGTTGCCTCTTGCCGTACCCCGCCTGCCGCACCTACACGGTGTTTATAGCTACCCTCTAATGACTCTTTAATGGCGCATCCCCCGTCAAAATGCCCTTTTTGACATGAAAAAAATCCAGCAAAATAAGCAAAAAATACGTGTTTTTGCTTTGTTTTTGATGTGATTTGCCACCAAAAAGCGCAAAAAGTGCCTAAATGCCTGAGTTTTGCTCATGCGCGAAGAAAAAGAAGGAAAAACCATTTCTTCTATCTCACGAGATGGGCATAAACGAGCGTCAGCGAGTAAAATGGCCCATCTCGTAAAGCGAGGGGTTTATGAGCGGAATATAATGAAGCGAATAAACCCCTCGCGCCCACGCGGCGGAGCCGCGCTTGCCCAACCAGAAAAAGAACAAAACCCATTAGCCAAACAAACCAAGCCAAACACGGGCTGACCAACAGACAAGTCCCTTCTACGCCAATGTATCAACCAATCCTTTGCCTTTATCTAAACCGAACCCTTTAGCTGCCGCTACCCAACCAAACCGCGCTCAAACGCCGCGAGGCTTATATAGGGGTAAGGGCAACTCCTTGACAACTCTTAGCTGGGCTTATATGATAAGATGGCAAGTTGATAAGCACGTCTGATGAGATAAATCGTATGCTGACAACTGAATATAGGAAATGGAGCTCAAGTTTCCGTTTGTATGGGAAGCGTGAGCCATATTGCTTATGGGGTAGATGATGCAGGGGGTGGTATATATGACACGTTAAAAAGAGCGAAGCGAATATTAAATGTCTTTTATAGGAACACACCCAAAAAATGCTTATTTGTCTACGTTTTTTGGGACAAATATTAGGTAGTACCTAATAAATCAATTTTTAAAGGGGTATACGCAACCATTGAAAATATCTGTATGCGATGCCGTTATGGGCAGTGGCAAGACGCAAGCTGCCATAACGATGATGAACCGTGAGACCGATAAACGCTTCTTATTCGTGACGCAATTTCTGGATGAGTGCAAGCGTATCGACAAGGCTTGCCCTAAGCGGAAGTTCAAACAACCGCAAAATCGCGGTCAAGGCAAATTAACATCTCTGAATGATCTGTTGCGGGGTAGGCATAATTTAGCCAGTACACACGCCTTATTCTATAAGTACACATCCGAAACATTAGAGCTGATACGGGCGGGGCATTACACCTTAATACTGGACGAAGTGATCGACGTCTTGGATTTTATAACAATATCTCCTTACGATGTTGATATGTTGTTTAAGGCTAAGATGATGACCGTAGAATCAGATACTAAACGTGTGGTGTGGCTGGCAGACGACTATCAGGGTAAATTTGATATATTGCGGCTAAAGATTGAGTCGGGCTGCGTCACTTACGAAGACAATCGCCTAATGGTGTGGAAGCTGCCTTTAGAAATGTTCAGTGCTTTTGATGAGGTGATCATCCTAACTTATATGTTCGAGGCTCAATATCAGGCGTATTACTACGAGATGCACGGCATTGAGGTTGAATATTTAGGTGTGCGGCACATTGGCGGGTTGGAATATGAGTTTACACAAGGATTGATGCGCGACAAAATTACATTGCCGACAATTCATCTGTGCGCCAACGCCAACATGAATTTGCTTGGGGAGCCAAAGACTGCATTGAGCGCGACTTGGCAAAAGAATGCAGGTGGGCGGCACACGGCTGAAATTGCCACATTGAAGCGTCATTTGGTTAATTATTTTACCAATAAAGGTCCTCGCGACCCTCAATGCCGGTTGTGGTCATGTTATAAGGAAGGTGAAGCTAAACTCAAGGGTTGGGGATATACACAGCGTTTCTTAGCTTATAATACTCGTGCCACTAACGCATATCGACATTGCTCTCATTTAGCTTACATCGTAAACATTTTTGCCAATGTCGATACACAGCTATATTTTGAAAGCCGTGGATATAGCGTGGATAGTGATAAACTTGCAACTTCGGAAATGGTACAGTGGTTGTGGCGTAGTCAATTACGCGACGGGAAGGAAATTTGGCTGTATATGCCAAGCAAACGGATGCGGCAATTATTGATTAAATGGGTAGAGGAGGTGACAGGCAACACCGATTGTATTGCCCTGTGGGAATGACAGTAGTGTTGCTAATTTTTATTGCGCGATGTACAAGGTATATATAAGATTTCTTTCGATGGCGATAAGCGCGTGTACGTTGGTCAGTCGGGTCATATAGGTCGGCGATGGCTAACTCACTTATTGTGTTTAGGGGATAACACACACGTCAACTCAAGATTGCAGGAATGTTTTAATACATTGGGTGCAACAGCAATACATTTCTCTATTTTAGAAGTTGTACCTAATGCTGATTTGCTAAATGACCGCGAACGTTTTTGGTTGAATTATTACACTCCGCATCTGTTTAATATACAGCGTCATATTCGTAGTGCAAAAACCGTGGGACCCGATTTCCAACGCTTTATAGACACGGTAAATCGGCAATGGTTAGTGCCTGCCGGAGCTGACACAAAATCATATAGGTTGTGGCGCAATGGGGATAAACAAGCTCTTGTTCAATTAGCCATAGACTGTAATATCTGCCAAAAACCGTTTGCAAAAATTACATTTATATCTGTCATTAAGTTAATGGAAGAACAACTTGGCTACGAAATAGAACAAGGCCGTACTGTGGTTGAAGGTCGCAAACATACTTACCGACTGATCGTGGCCTTTAACGAAGACGAAAAGTGTTATGTGCCTGCGTTTAAGACAATCAACGAATGAAGAGAGGTGATGTGTTCTGTTGCCATATTGTATGGATTGCCCCAATCGATGGGATTGCGACCGTAGCGTGTGCGGATTACTGGGTGTTGATACCATAGAGTGCGACGATTGCGCTAATTTGAACACTTTTAACGACACCTGCGCCGAGTGGTCGGCTACTGGCACTTGCGAAGTTGTGACATTGTAACAACTTAGAGAGGAGATTGAGGAATGGCTTGGATAGATGCTTCAACGCTGCCGCCACACGACGGCGCATATTTGGCGGCGTGGCAACCCATTGACAAATACATGCGTCCGTAGTATGGTAGAGTTGTAAACAATTCTCAGGTCGATGTTGCTCTCCGTGGAAGTAACAAGTGAATAGTGTGTATGCGCCCGCTCAAAAATGAGCGGGTAATTTATCGGAACGTGCCGTAATCCCCCCGCCTTGAGGCGTGGGGATATAAAGCACATCTTGCTCTTTTCATAAAAATACTGTATGGAGTCGTAATGGAATACGGTTATAAATTTCGCATCTATCCTACCCCAGCACAAATACAGCAGATGCAGAGGACATTTGGTTGTTGCCGGTTCGTCTGGAATCACTATCTTGCTTTGCGGAAAGACCTCTATGAGCAATACGGAAAGACAATGAACTATAATGCCTGTTCCGGGGATATGACACAACTCAAGAAAACCCTGTCATGGCTGAAAGAGGCAGATGCAAGCGCTCTGCAATCCTCTCTGAGAGACTTGGACACTGCATACCAGAACTTCTTTCGTCGTGTAAAGCAAGGCCAGAAACCCGGCTATCCCCGATTCAAGAGCAAACATAACCACCGGCAGAGCTACAAGAGCAAGTGCGTAAGGACAAATATCAAGGTGCTGGACAAGGCGGTGCAGCTTCCCAAGCTTGGCCTTGTAAAATGCCGTATCAGCAAAGTGGTCAAAGGACGTATTCTCTCTGCTACTATCAGCCAAAACCCAAGCGGTAAGTATTTCGTGTCTATCTGCTGTACCGATGTGGAGATTAAGCCACTGCCCTCTACTGGTGCGGTGGCCGGTATTGACATGGGTTTGAAAGCATTCGCAATTACCTCTGATGGTGTAGAGTATCCGAATCACAAATACCTTATTAAAAATCAGAAGAAACTTGCCAGACTCCAACGGTGTCTGTCCCGAAAGTCAAAGGGCAGTAACCGCTGGGAAAAAGCGAGAATCCAAGTGGCCCGTCTCCATGAACACGTCGCCAATCAGAGGAATGATATGTTTCATAAACTATCTACCAATCTTGTACGGGACTACGACCTGATTGCGATTGAAGATTTGGCTTCGTCTAACATGGTGAAAAACCATAAACTTGCGAAAGCAATCTCTGATGCCGGGTGGGGCGAGTTCCGCAGACAGTTGCAGTACAAGGGGATGTGGTATGGGAAAGAGGTTGTCACAGTAGACCGCTTCTACCCCTCCAGCCAAACTTGTTCCTGCTGCGGCGCACAGTGGTCAGGCACGAAAGACCTGTCCGTGCGCATCTGGACTTGCCCGGAGTGCGGTGCTGTCCACGACCGGGATATAAACGCCGCGAAGAACATTTTGAACGAAGGGTTGCGCCTGCTGGCGTAGCTAATATATACGGTAGGGCGGGACACGTCCGAACCTATACGCTTGGGGACACCGTGTAAGACCTTGCAAATGCGGGCGGTGGTGGTTGAACCGAGAATCCCCCGGCTTTAGCCGTGGGGGAGTGTCAAATAGATGATATTATTCAGAACGTCGCGTGAGGAGAGAGAACCAATGAGTCAATGGATTGAGCTTGATAGCCTGATACAACACTACAAAGAACTTCGAGACACAATAGTAGAAACCGACGAGTTTGGCCTGCACCCTGTCCCCATTGAGAATATGATTGGGCTTTTGCGTACTTATCAGGGTACGGCATTGCCGGATATTATTCGGTGTCGGGAGTGCATACACTATCACCCTTGCGAAGCGGAGTTGATTGACGGCAGTGCGCCGGATTGGGGCATCTGCGACCAGCCGTGGTTTAACGACGATGAAAACGACGTTGACGAAATGTTCTATTGCGCTCAGGGCGAACGGAGGGAGGATAAAACCGATAAATGTTTTAATGAACATCGCGCTCATTGGATTAAAGAAAACGACATTTGTTATGATCCCGATGCTTCTTGTTTCTATGCTGAGTATAGTTGCTCTTATTGTGGCGCATGGGCCAATGACCGATCTGAGTTGCCAGAATATTGTCTTAACTGTGGGAAGAAGATGAAAGGGAAATAATGAGCAAATCCTCATATAAACGTATATCTGGCAAACCTCACGAAGTTCAGTCACGACTATACAGAAAAGATTGGATATGTATTTCAAGGGGCTGGATCAAATGGGCAAAACGATATATGAATAGGACGTTTAGACGAAATTATACAGAAGAAAGGATAAGGAATGATGATTAGACCGAACGATACTGTACTACACAAGCCAACCGGCGAAACATGGGTGGTATGCGGGGTTGACCGTGAACGTGGCGAACTCATTCCTTGCGGATACCCATTCCCTACCATTGCCAAAATTGACGATTGCGAACTAATTACAGAGGGATACACTGCATACGGGCAACCGGAAGAATACATCGAAGCATTGCAAGGATGCGGCCTGTTAAGGTTTATTGATGCACGGGCGGCAATGTTCCACGGATTCATTTAGGGTGTTTAACGATGGCTAAATACATAGAAGAAATTATGTAGATGAAAGGGAAACCAATGAGTAAAGAGTGTAAATGTGACACTTGTTTGAACAGTCGCGTTGTGACCTCGGAGAATGGATTTCATGCTGCTTGTACCTTGTCATCTGTAAAAGCTACAGAGTGCATGGTTGGCATAAAGGACAACTATATGGCTTGTGGTCAAATGAAAGGAATGACAATGAATGAAGAATATATAACCAAAAGTGCAGCGATAGAAGCCGCTTGTGATGCAGTGGAGTTATTTCCCTCGGAATATCAGGAGATAGAAAATGCCATTGACAGGGTTGTTTCCGATGTTGCTTTGGTTTTGGATACAACGGAAATTGTAGATTTGAGAGCCAAGTATCAAGCACTTGTTGCTGAAAAAGCCAAGAATAGCGGAGACACTGCTGAAACATATACAACCGGGTATCGCTATGGTCACAGAAACGGGCAGATTGAATTGCTCCAACAGATTTTGGGCATTTTCGATGGTGTAAGCGAGCTGGAGGAAACAAATGAGTAAAGAATATATAGACCGCGAAGAAGTGATAAAAATTCTGGAACAGTACGACCTGTCGAGTGGATCGACGCTCGGTTGTCATAGCGGTGCAATAGAGTGCGCAATATCCGCGATAGAGATGTTGCCCGCCGCCGATGTTACCCAGGTGGTGCATGGACGGTGGATTTGTATAAGAAAAAGATATGGAGAATATGAGTGTTCTGCGTGTCATGGCTTGGATTCAAATTGTAGTGATTATTACGGAACTCATGCCACTACAGAACAGGAATTCTGCCCAAACTGTGGTGCGAAAATGGATAAGGAGGAAACTAATGAACTGGATCAGCGTAAGTGATAGACCACCTGCTACCGAGAAACAGCTTAAACTTATTGCAGATATGGAAGAATTTGTAGGCGAAAAATTTCGTGGAAAGACCAGAGCTGAGGCATCAGCATGGATAGATGGGCATATGGAACTATTCAAATTGCTAACTATGGACAATTGGGTGCTTGAGCATGGATATTTTTAAGGGGCCAAAAATAAAGCGGGCAAGCAATAACATTCACAGAAGGGGTAAACGATAATGAGTAAGGTAGTAGCAAAATATTTTCAAAAATGTGATATGTGCTATCAAGAATTTCAACTTGAATGTGAAAAAGCAGAATTGGGGAAGGCTATATTACCTGGCCGGTTTATTCCGAGCGATGGCAGCAGACCAACACCACTGTTAATCCCTGTACATTTGTGTCCCACTTGCTTGCAAGAAATGTCTGAATATTTGCGGGATAAATATATATTGAATGATGTTGAGTATGCAGGAATCCAAATTAGTAAAATGCCATCAATAGAGGGAGTATAGCTCATGCAGTGGTATAAAGTAGAAGATAAAATGCCGGAGTGGTTTGTCAGCGTTTTAGGTTGTATGCCTGACCAAGCCCCCTTCCCTACCGTCAGAGAGTGTTGGTATGCGGGCGATTCGGGCTGGTATTTTCCGGCGTTGATGGAGATGTGCCAAATAACTCATTGGGCAGAAATGCCAGAATTTGAGGAGGAAGCATGAATCTATATTTTTGCACTGATGATCCGTATGCAGATGCCGGTTTATTTATAGCCGCTGAAACCGCAGGACAAGCGAAGAATTATTATAGAGCATACGATGGTCAATGTGCTTTTATAGATGTTCGTGCGTGGCTTATGCGGAAGGACGCTTTTATTGCTGCGGGTGTATATGACGATAACTGTGAGGCATTGGATTGTATGGGAGTACATTATTTAGAGGAGGAAGATCAATGAAACGTGTAATAGTAATAATAATGCTGGTCGTTCTGTTGTCTGTATCCCTGTGCGGATGCGGAAAGGCCGGGGCTGGCAATCGTAGACTGTGGTTACTGGATGCGGGTACGATGTATGACATATATGTCGATAACCTCACGGGGATACAATACCTGCGAACATACAGAGGTGGCGTGTGCGTAATGGTAGACGTAGAGGGAAAACCGCTGATATGGGAGGGCTATTATGACAAAAACAGCAGCAGATAGATTTCGTAAATTGCGCAAAGAGGTTATGGCGGCTATTAGGCGGCAGTTAGAAGATGACGCCGGTTGTAAAAGCTATGAGGGAACGTTTGAATGGCTGACTGGCTATCCTTGTTATTTTGCGGATGAGACTGGTACAGCGCAACCCGATTTTTATAAGCTCACATTGCATTGCTATGTGTTGGGGCCAAGCCGCCACTATGAATGGATGGGCGCGACCCCTGATGAAGTGTTAGACCAAGCTGAGAGGGATATTCATCAGTGGATACGAGGTGGAGAATGGTAGGCGTACTAATTGTAGTTGTGCTGGTGTTAATGGCGGCTTATTTTACACCACATGACCCGTTTGATGGGATGGCAATTTAATGGTAATGATAGATGATTTATATGAGCTGCCTGCGGGCTGGATTGCCGCCTTTGGTAACGATCTTGTGCAGGAACTCAACAATGTTATGGGCAATGCCGCTCAAGAGGTGTATGTCAAAGAAAAATGGGGCAGCTTGTCTGCGTACATATCGCTTAGTAATGATGATATGGCAGCTGTTGTGGACAAATATCAGCGTATAGC